ACCAAAACCTTCTGGTATTACCAATAAATCATTTGAGTTGATTTTAAAGCTGTCTAGGTGGTTAATTCTAACCTTTGGAATATGTTCAATACTAAATTCCATCCAAGTTGGATTGAATGTCTCTTGACCTTCATAAAGAAGTGTAACATCATAACCATTATCAGCAAGAATCTTTGCTTGCTTGAATAAAACACCCATACCACCTGAAGGATGATTCAGATTTGGGCAATAATAATAAATTTTCATATTTTAAGCTGTTAATACTAAATCTTCAATGGTTCGTATGGTTTCAAAACCATCATATTCTTCAATACAAAATATTGTACCAATTGGTAACCAATGAATTTCTAACCCATCAGAACCACCTGCATACATATCAATGCCTAAATTTTCAAGAATCCATTGGTCATTAATTTCATTTCTTTTATTTTGTTCTACCATTTCAACCAATTTGGGACTAAACAATAATTCTTGATTATCTCTATGCCAAGTATACCAACCTGCGCCCCATCCTTGAGATATTAGCACAGCAACTTTTCCATCTCTAATAACTTTTTCCATATTGTCAAAAACTTTCAATAAAAATATTTAAATATAATACGATTTTTTCTTCTTCATAAGAGTATAAAACATGTTTATGGTCAGATATAAATCTATCAAAAGATTTGACTAAATATATTTGATTTAAATAATTATTTCTACTATAAAGTTCAAAAAACAAATCATAAATAAAATTTATAACTCTTTTTGAATTTCTAAGTTCCTTTCTATTATAAAAATTATCATAAATATAATTATGCATTGATTCAAGCTTCAATGCCATATGTTCATTTGGCAAATCAAGCATTAAATCTTCTTTCCATCTTTGTAAAGCAAGAACACCCTCTTTTGTTGAGGGTGTTTTTGTTCTATAAAAGTATAGATTGTCATCTATCATAAAGATTTTAACAGGTCTATTTCGGATGGTTTACTATTTGCAGTCAATAATTGTTTATTATTATCTACAATTTCATAATCACTATCAATAATCTCATCATCATCAAATTCTTCAATAACTGAACCTGTTGGTGGAGTTAATTCAAATCTCATATGAGCAGTATCAAAAGTAGAATCCTCAAAATAATGTCCTGATGGAGAGATGTTTGATTTTGCTAAGTGGAATGTAGCACGATTATTATTTCTATCATCCGAATCACTACCAATGGTAATAACTACTTGTGCTTTCTTTACTTTAGCAACAGAACCACCTGAATCATTCAAATCGAGTCGTTTTTTGTTATTAGATTCTTTTTTTGCTTGTGTTGCTGTCCATCCGCAGATATCAAACTCAACAAGCATATCCAAAATACCTCCAACAACTTCTTTTTCACCTTGATATGGATTATTTTGATTTGAAAGATGTGAAATCATCTCATCAACATAGTCAATATTGATTTGGTCAAATTTATAACCAACCTTTTGTTGATACTTAATAACCCAATTCTTCAACTTAGGAACTGTCATTTCGCTCGATGGGAATCTTTTTATTTTGATTAGGCCAAGTTGTTTTGATTTAATCTTTTCAATTTCCTCATTTGCTCTTTTTGCTGCTTTTTCAGGATTCTTTTGAGCATCTCTAAAAGAGATACCTGTCAATGCAGTTGATACAAGTAATTTGATATCTCTAGTTTCGTTTTCACCAAAGATAATATGTAATACTTTTTTACCTTGTTTAAAAGCATTAACAGAAAAACTTGCAAGAACAGTAGACTTACCCACACCTTGACCTGCAATAAGAATACCTAATTTACCCTTTGGTAGTCCTGTAATAATTTTATCAACCTCTGCAAGACCTGTTTGAATAAAGTCTCTATAACGCTGTGTAAAGAGTGTTTCATCAATATCATCAATATCATCAGGGTCTTCATCTTCAGTACCGATGTTAATGATTTTACGCATTTTTTCAAGGACTTTATCAAGTAATAGTAAATCATTGCTTTCAACAATATTTCTAATATCACCTTCTGAAAGATTCTTCAGTTCTTGAACCTGAATAAATGCATTTGTTGTTTTTTTAATGAAATCAAAATCATTTCTTTCATTTCCATCAAGAAGATTTTTATAATCTTTATGGATGCTAGATAACTCATTTATCCAAGCATCTTTTTGTTCTTTTGTATGATTTTTATTTGCTTTAATAATTTCACCAATGTTTCTTAATGTGGGAAGATTGGTATATTCTTCTACATATTGTTTAATTAATGAAAAAATAATTTTATGTTTTTCTTCTGTAAAATGACTCGATTCTAGTTTTAGAATAACATCTTTAGGGAAGTCACTATAAAAAATATGAAATAGTATTCTTCTCTGATGTCTATCAGAACCTAGCGATAACATGTTATTACGCATTATTGTTAATAAAAAATTAAAAGTTTAAAATTAATTTAGGATGTAATCCATTCTAAGAAGTTTTTTCTTCTCATCTTGAGATAATACCTTCAAATCATTGAAAGATATATCATGTTTTTGCATAATTTCATAATCAGCATATTGCATTTTAATATCTTCTTTTTTAATATGATTTTTAATCACATTGCAAATGTCATTATTGATTCTGATAAATTCTTCGGAAAGAAAAGAATCAGGATTAAAATTAAAAACAGTAAACTTTCTTTGAATGACATAATTATCATTAAAGTAAAGTGCAAAGTCGAATTGAAGTTCTTCAACAAATTCAATTTGTCTAATATTTGCAAAAGGAATACTTGATTTTGCTTGTACATCTTTAACAGAATCTTCAAGCACTTGAATATTTTTCTTGTAAAAAAGTTCAGTAGAACCATCTCTCAAAGAAATAACAATCATATACTTGTCATTAATCTTACTAAGATTACTTTCAATTGAAACCTTATTAATATTTTTATCCTTAATAGAGGATGTGTTTGTTTTATGCTTTTCTTTAAGATATTGAAATCTATGATTAAGTTTCTTATCTTTTAAATCATCAATCTTAATTGTGACAGGTTTATTGTTTTTATTAAAACCAGTATAATACTCATTTGAAAGTTTTTGACTTGGTGTTGATAATACCTTTTGTAAAACTTTACGGATTTCAGGAACTAAATCCTTGATATTGACCATTTGTCTAATTTGTGGATTATAACAATCAGCATCAAAAATTCTTTCCGATACAACTTTGTCTCTATAAGAGAGGGAAAACTTGAAATAGTTTTTATTCATTTTAAAAATCACTTAGCTTTATTCAAATATATGATTTTTTTTTAAAAAAATCTTTTTCTCTTAAAATAACGGGGTAAAAGGGTTCATGAAATCTTAAAAAATCTGCATTATAATTTTCAAGATATGCATCTTCTGTCATCATTTTTAATAAATTCTCTTCACCTCTACCATTTGGGTCTAATGGTTCTTCTGCTACAAGTACTAATTCTGCCATTGCTTCTTTTGTAAGAAATGGTTCAAGCAAATTAATTATTTTATAATTTAATTTATATTGTTCTAAACCTATCTTACCATATGTTTTGAAAACGCCTTCAACAATATTTTCAAGAACTTTAAGAGGTTTCTTTTTATTGGTGATTCGTTGTTCATTTATTTCTCTTGCTTCTCTAATAATAGTTGCTGCTTTGACTTTTTGAGTTTGAATCTTTGGAAAATGCTTGAGAAGAGTGTTTTCGCCCAAACCATCAATACCACTAATATTATCAGAATCATCCCCACACATAGTTTTAATAACTGTGAGATTACTATAGTGATGTTTGAAAAGAAGATAGTAATTTTTTTTGGTAACATTCTGTTTTAAATTAGCAAGATAAACAGATACATTATCATATTCAAGAAGTTGACAAATATCTCTATCGTTAGTGTAAATAGTTATATTCTCTTTATCATGATACTTTTGACAATAATATGCAATCATGTCATCTGATTCAATTTGGTCAACCTGAACTTGTCTTATAAATAATTCCTCAAGATAGTTTTTTACTCTAACCATCTGCCAAAGATATGATTCTTTCTCCTGCTGTTGTTTTCTGAGTTCATAAGGGGTCAAATCAATCTTTTTATACCATTCTTTTCCTTCACGATTTGCTTTATATTCTCTATAAATATCATATCTGAGTTTACCACCGTTCTCTCCATCCCAAAATACAACAACTTTGTTGATATTTTGAGAACGGACAAGACTTCGGGTTTGCATTATGAATTGATAGAGACCACCAATGTGACGAGTTCCATTAAATGTGTGTTTAGCACCATTAAAAGACCGTTTTAAAAGGTAGTTTCCATCAATTAATAATGTATTTATAGGGAATTTACTTACCATTATTCATTATCTTCTAAAGAAGATTCAAGTTCATTTATTTTGTCACTAACATATCCCTTCATTTTATAAATTGATAGGAGTAATTGTACCCTTAATTTATGAAATTGTTTATCTTTAATTTCTGAAAAAGTTGAATAATTTACAAAACAATATTCTAAACCTTCATTATCTATGCGATAATCAACATTTTTGAACTTTTCTAATTCTTCTTCTAGTTGTTCTTTATTCATTATTCTTCTTTAGAATTATCTTGAATGCGTACCAATTGAACATCATCATCACCATCTTCACCGATTTCGGAAAGCAATTCGGACAAGTGATTCTTTTTGAACTCTTCAAGTTCTGATTCCAATACAAGCCCATAACTTGTTGATAAAATCTTACCTTCAAAAGAAATATTTGAAACGTGATTCTTTGCAACTTTTACAGGTGCTAGAATACCAAGTGAGGTTACTTTTTTATTCTTAGTGATATTAATCTTTTCAACACCTCTAGTTTTTACACCACCAACGTGAATGATTAATCTAGCAACTGAATATGCTGATTCACCACCTTTATGTCTAACAACACCTTGTCCACCTGCTTGTGAATCAAACCAAATCTTTTGAACACCAATAGCGGTTGCTGTATATTTTTTACTTACTTTTCTTGTGGATGGAATTCTTTGATGGAAAATACCTTTAAAACATTGTTCCATTGCACCTGCATTCCACATATTATTTGCTTCTTTATCTTTCTCTTTTGCGGATAATGTTTTTCTACAATCACTTGAACCAAATGAGTCAATACAGAATACGACATCCATTTGAAGTTCATCTTTTTCTTGTGCATCTAATATATCATGCATGAATTCTGAAATATCCTCAATGGACGATTCTTTAAATTCTTTATTATATTTTTTACCGTAATTTTGAAGTAAATAATCAGTATCAACATATAGATGAGGCAAATCAAAGTCAAAACCCATTTTTGTAAGGTGGTCTTTCTTCATTGCGTTTTCAGTATCAATGATAATTGGTAGTTCACCATTTTGTTGACCAGAAACTGCTGCTGCATATACAAATGTTGATTTACCTGTATCTGAATATCCTCTTACCAATGTTAATTCACAACGTGGTATACCTTCAAGACCAATGACTTCTTGATAAGCACTACCCATTGGTAACCAAGATAATGGTTTTACATCTTCATCACTAATTTTAAACTTTTGTTTAAAATCTGCTAATGAAAACTCTTTCTTTTTGATTGGTTTTTTTTCTTCGGAATCGTTTATTAAAGTTCTACCCATGATATTTAATTATTTTAATTATTGTACATAAAAAAAGGATACAACAACAATAAGTAAGAGGGGAGTTAGACTTATTGTGCTGTATCCTTAAAAACCCTTAACTAGAAGGGAAGGTCATCATCTTCATCGTCACTACTGACTGATACAGGACTAGTATCTTTTGTAGATGATGTTGTCATTTCAAAATCAGCACTAGTGTCATCATCGTCATCATATATGACTGATGGTGTGATTGCATTATTCATAGATGCTGATGAATTCTCACCAATATCGTATTTAGCCTCACTAATTGCTTTATTGATAACTTCAATTTCTTTCAAAAAGAAATCTTGTTGTTTTTTTCTATTGTCAATAGTTACCATTTCACCATCAACTGTTTTAGTTACTTCAAATGATGGGATATCTTTTGCATTGTATTTCCAATCAACTTTAGTTATATCTTCTTGAAAGATACCAAAGTTTTTACTACCTGCTGTCCATTGTGTAGAACATCTTAAAGAAAGATTAAATCTTTTTACGTCATTTTTATCGGCAGCTTGGTTAATAAACATTTTAATGTATCCAAGTTTCTTTTTTTCGGCTAAATCAGCAAGAGAATTAATAAAGCCAAAGATTTGTGGAGACACTCTTTTATCTTGAGTTATAAATGGAATGTCCAATACATAGATTTCACCGCAATCATCTGTAAATTCAAAGTTTATTTTTGGTGAAGGGATTCTTGTTCCATCTGTTCTTGTAATTGTATTATCAAGTAGTGGTGTAATCCTTGTTAAAAACCCATAAAAAGGTTTTGGGTAGTTGGTTGAGTCAAGCATAGGTAGTTTTTCATACTGACCTTGGCTATTCTTCTTGGTAATGACAAAGAACTTTGAAAGTACTTTATTGTCATTTGTTTTTGTTGTTCCTAAAGACATATATGTCTTTATTTTTCTTTCGGATGATTCAAATCCCATAATGTTAAAAAATTTTAAATGTTAATAAAAATTTATTGTTAAAACAAATATATGTGTTTCATTTATAAATAGTCGAATTTTGGTGAAAAAAAATAAAAAATTTAATTTGTCACTCTAAATTTAACATAATTCGTGTTCGGATATTGAACACCATTTCTGTCTAAACCTCTGATTTCTATTGTGTAATCGTGAGAAATGAACCAAGAAAAATCAATTTCGGTAAAATATTCATCATTGACTTTTGAAGCCTTTGTAAAGGGAATTACATCAATCTGATTCTTTCCTTGATTGACATAAATTCTAAATTCAATGTCACCAACTATATTTTTTAATATTCTTGATTGGATTAATCTTTTTGGTTTGAAAATTAATCTTTTTACACCAACTTTTTTTGTTATAATTTCATTTGATTTAATACCTAAAACATTTATAAATACTTCTGTACTATATGTTAAAGACATACCATCATTTAGGTCTATTTTAGATATATTAAATTGTTTTTCAAGAATTTTGTATTTACCATTTTGAATATAATACCATTTGTATGTAAATATTTCTTGGTCTTGATAATTTTCAGAATCAATTGTGGCAGAAACTTTGTAATTAAAATTATTAAGTTGTGTAAATGATGTTATACTTGAATAAACTAAATCATCTGAATCTACTATTTCAAATTTATTTACTGAAGTTATAGGTGATTGAGAAACAAAAAAGAAATCATTTGGTACATCAAAGTTCATACAACAAAGTTCATCATTTACTCTGTCATCATAACTTGTTTCTAAGAATGGTTCAAAAAATGTTTGAGTATACTTAGAAAAGAATGTGACAACATTTTTTGTGATTGGTGTTAATGACTCTGTATTTGCTGAATAAGCAATACATATACCATTATTTGGTTGTCCTGAAAATAATATACCATTTACATAATTGGTAATGTCAACTTCAATATCTTCATTACCAATTTCAAATCTTTGTGTTGTTAATATTGATAAATTTGTTGCTGCTGTTGTAAATGTATATGATGTTTTAACTATTGTTGAAAAATCAAAATTATCAAAAAAGAAATTATAATTATCACTAACTCCACTTGTTCCATCTATCTTTACGGATAATTTATAAGATGTATTTCCTGTAAATCCACTAGGAACTGTAAATATTTTTGATAATGTATTCCATGTTGCTGCACTTGATGATGAATTATATTCAATGTTTGAATTTAATGTTATACCACTATCTAAACTAGGTGATAAATCAAGATAAATACTTTTATAATTACATGTGTAACTATTTAAATCTAAAAATTTACCAGATAATGAATATATTGTACTTGATGTTGTATTAGCTGATATACTTAAAGGTGTTGTAAATGTAAAAAGAGTATTTGTTGGTGAATTAAAAGAGTAATTTAATGGGTCAGAATTTTTTAATAATAGTGAACTGCTTCCACTATATTTATATAATGTTGATGATGTTAATATAGTATTAAGTGTATTACTAGTTATACCTGATATATTTGTTTCAAAAGTTCCAAAATCACCATCAATGAATTGATTTGGTGTATTTCCTGTTGTGATACCTGTTAATGTTATTATATCATCAATATAATCAGTATCATATAAGAAAACACCTGGTTGTGTCCAAGTAATTTGTGGATTTTTTCTATTATACCAATTGGCTGATGATTTATTTAATTCAACTTCTCTATATTGAGAATCATTATAAATATAATCATAACCTGTTCCTTCATCAAAGGATTCGTTTAATTTAATAAATGCTAAATCAAAACCACTTGCTCTTTTTGATGTAATAAGGTCAACACCAATATAACCATCATTTAAAGAAATGCAATTTTTAATTTTTAAAATATGAGATTGAACAGTACTTTGATTAATTGTATTGCTTGTTATTTTTGAAATTAAATTGTCTAGGTCTACATTAAAAACATAGCGACTAACATATGTGGTAGCTGAATTGTTTGTACCACCATATGATAGTTCAAATACAGGATTTCTTGAACTATTAGTAAAAGAATTTCTTATTAATGTTGCTTGTTTTTTAAAATATGACCTAAGAATCATTATGAATTTTTGATTATGTCTTTAATTTGATTGTCGCTTATTTCAGGAGTTCTATAAACACCTGATGTCATACCTTTTTCATTTTCATCATATTGTTTATCATTGTAATAAATAGAACCATTTACCATATCAGCCCTACCATGTTTTCTAAAATAGTCATTCCAATAATCTTCAATTGATTGCCCTCCTGTTGTATTCTTAACCATTTGATTTAAAGACTCAAGAGGTGTTGGAGGTGTTAGTTTATCAACTCTTTGATTTAATTCACCTATTTTATTACCCATCTCATCAACATTTGATGTAATATCATTAGTTTTTTGTGATAAAACTTTAAGTATATTAACAGAATCATTAATGTATTGAGTTAAGTTATCAATTTTAGATGCATGAATTTTTAATAAATCACTTGCTGTATCTTCAAATGTTTGGTTATCATTTACATCCACATCAGCAACCACTTCATCTGAAATAGGTTGTTCTGCATCAACAGATGCAGGTGCAACAGGTTGTCTGCCATCCATTGCGCCTGATATTTGGTCAAAGATATCTCCACTTGTTTCTGTTTCAGGCTCTTCTTGTTCTATAACATTGCCCCTTTTTACCTGAAACTCAAGTAAATATCTAAAACGGTCATATGATTGATTTTTCTTTTCTCTGATTCTCATAATTACTGTTCAAATCTTACTTCTTTTAATAGTTGTCTGCCATCAGTTGTTACAAATTTCTTATTAATAACTTCTGCATGTTCAAATAAACCATCAATCACTTTTATAGTTACTTGTTGTTCTTCATTGGTATCCACCAATTCATTATTGTCTTTTGAAGAAATAATATCAGAAAGTTTTTTGTTTAAATCTATATTTTCCATATTTCTTTTCTTATAATTAGTATCTATTTAGATAGATTTATAAAAATAAAATACGGAATTGTTTTCTCAACAAAGAAAGTATCTTGATTATGAAATAAATTAGTAAAATAATTACTAATTTTTAATTCTGAATCATTATGGTATTGTTTATCACTTAAAAAATCATATAAAAAGTTAATTTTTAATTTGTCAAACCAAACAAACTCATTAATATTTATTATATAAATTTTATTATTTGATTTTGAATAACAATAAAGCATCTTATTTAATTGATAATAATTATCAATATTAGAATCATTCAAAAAATCAATTAATTTTCCATCTTCATTGATATTCTTAAAAAACAAATCAATAATTTCAAAATCTAAAAAATCTAAATATGAATTATGTATATTTAAAATAAATTCTTCATATTTTTTTAAGAATTCTGAAAGATATTCTTCAGGTGAATAACACCAATAAATATTTTTTTCAATGTGGTTCTTATCTAAGTCAATCTGATTTGGATAAAGTTCTCTAGCCTTTTTAATCCCCACAATAAGCAGGGGTTTGTCATCTAAAATCTCATCAACAAATGAAAATTTCTTTGTCAAGGGATAATGAGAATAAGTGGACAGATACGGATTTGTTGGTTCAATTCCGTACAGATAGGCTAATTTCATAATTGCACAAATATACGGCAAGTTTTTACATTTGCCGTAGTTTTATTTACCCAAAACTAAATTTTTAGTATATGGGATATAAGAAACTTTTTTATTAGTTTCCCAAGGCATTTCTCTAACTTCAAAATGCAAATGAGGTCCAAAATAACTTGCTCCTATTGTTCTTGGTCCACCTGTTTTACCTGTTTTACCTATTATCATTGTGATAGGAACTGGGTCTCCTATTTTTAATTTTTGTAATTCTACACTAAATTCTTTTAAATGAGCAAATATAAAATCAACTTTATTTTTCTTAGACCTTAAAACAATATAATTACCATAACCACCTTCATCAAACTCAGTAGTAACAAATGTAGTATCAGGGTTTGTAAATGTAATAGATGTACCAGTAGGTGTTCCAACATCAATACCACCATGCAAACTACCATCTTTGTTTCTTAAAAATCCACTTGTAACTTTATATCCACTAACTGTTTTAGGTGTATCTCTTTGAATAATTTCTATTTCTTGTGATGTTAGATTTGTTTTATTAGAAACGAAGCCAATTTGTCCAAGAGCATCTAAATATGCATTATTTTTACCAAATTCAACTAACTCTTGTGTTACAATAGGATTAACATCTTTTTTAAGTCTATATCCTTTAAATGTGGTTTCAAGTCTTTGATTATCAGCGTCAATAGAATGTGTTACATTATAAATAATATATAAACCTTCAAATATTGGTATAAAATCTTCATAATAATATTGTGTAGGTTGAATACCCATATTACCGAATGGAATTTTAATTGTAGATGAATAACTTTGTTTTTGATAAACAGTTAATAGTGATTGTCCTTTTGGTATTGAAAATGAATTACTTCCATTTTTAATAATATCAGATTGAATTCTTAAACCTTCATCGGTATTTTTTAAAGATTCTGTGGAATGCTCAAAATTTGAAAAAACCATTTGATTTTGTGTACCTGTATATTTAACTAAAAACGCATTCAATGAACCAGTTTTCTTTTTAAAATCAGATGGTATATTATTTTTCATAATACCATCATTTTCTAAGGTTGAGTTTACATTCGCATTTGGATTACTTGATAATCCACCAACATACATTGCAACAAATAATGGTCTTACTTCTGTTTCCTTATCATAATTTATTTTAAATAACTCATCATAATTTTTTGTTGTTGTTAAAAATCCTTGAAAAGGATAAAACCAAAAGTTATTATCACTCAATACTCTACTAATAGCGGTTAGTAAATTAGCATTACTATCTTCGGTTTCATCTATTAATGTTTTAATATCTAATATACAAAGGTCGGATATATCATTATATGCTCTATCAACAAAAATAAATGAACTATCTTCTTGATTGGAATTTACTTTTAAAGTGAATTCATTTTCAGATACACCATGAAGATAATTTTCATAAATTACTTGAAAAGATTTGTAAGCAGCTAATTTAATATCATTATCATAAATCATTGATTTATATTTATCTATCTTATCATTTAATTTCTTTTCATCATCTGCAATTAATGGTGATAATTTTTGTAAAAGATTTTTTAAATATTTTACATATAATCCACTATCAGGATATTTAGAATTTATTAAAGTTGGATTATAATTTTTATTATATATTGTTGTTGCTTGTATGTCATTAATGCTTACATATCTTTTTTGATACATATAAGCAATAAGTTTATCAGTCTCTTCTGGTGTAACTATAGTACCTTGGGGTAGTGTAAGTTTAAAACCTTGATTAGGGGCAAAAACATTATTAGAATCTCTAAAAAAAGTTGATACATATGATGGAAAGGCTTCTTCAAAGTCTTCAGCTTCTTCATAAAGATATTTAAAAAATGAACTATTCCTAATGATTTTTATTGTATCAATATCATCAATAATATTCATATTACCAAAATTTAGATTATACATTTCTTGTCTAATTTTTTCTTCACTAAGAAGAGTATTATAATAGGTTTTTAATATTGAACCTAATATAACCAAAATACCTCTTGGTACTTGATATAAACCTGTTGTTTTTATGTTTTTAATAAATTTACTAACATCAAAACACCCATATACTTTATCCCCAATATTTTGATAAATTATCTCTATTTTTTTCTTATCTCTTTTTTGATATGCAAGACCAAATACAGAACCAAATCCTGAAACTTTATCATAATCACTTTCATTACCCTTTTCAGATAATAAAGAATCAGGAAAATAAAAAATATTATCTTTTGTAATTTTTACTTGGTCAAAATCTTTTAATTCTTCTGTAACAGATTTCATATATATACTTATAACATCTGATTCTTGACCATCGGTATTTATTAATTGAGGTTTTACACTTGCAACTGTTATATAATTATAATCAAGAGAGCCAAATGTTATAATATTTTCGAGATATGCTTTACCCATATTAATTAAATTATTATTAGATGGATTAATAATACCTTTTGTTATTATATCTTTCGGATTCCTTGTTAAAAAATCATCATTAAAATTAGTATTAAGATTTTTAAAATAATCTTTTACTTTTTGTTCTGAAGCCGCAACAGCATATGCAATATTTCTTGCTTCAATTTGAATTGTTGATAGGAATTGTTGTTTTTGTACATCGTCATCACTAAGGTCTAATTTTCCAAAAACATCTTTAAAAAAACCAAGAAATGTTTGAGACTGTGAACCGTTATTCCAACTTTGATAATCATTTGTTGTAATAACTGCATTAATATTTGTAAGAATTAAAAATCTTTCATAAATTAATTGACATATTTCTTCTGCTGATTTATTAAAATAAACATTTTTTGGTTCATTTAATATATCAGAACTTGGTGAATTATCTCTTGTTAGTTGATAAACTTCTCTTGGGTTTATAGGTATATATCTACTTGAACCATCCTCATTCTTTGAATTTAAAAGTGTTGTAAGTTCATTATTAATTAATGCTTTTGAATATGCTTTTATAAAGTCTTCAATAAATTTAACTTCGGGCCAATCTTGAAATTGAGGTTTTGAACCAGGGTATATTAATGTACCAACACCATCTATTGTATCTATTACTTTTGGAAAACCAATTTTATCATATGTGTCAATACCAAATCTAAGATTATTTGCACCTCCATCATCACCTGCTTTTTTAACTAATTTCATTAATGCATTATAATCATCAATCATAAATTTAAAAACAGTCCCAATGGTCAATTTTGTGTCACCTAAAACTTGTTTTGTTAATGCCCTCATTTTTCTATTAAGTTCATCATTACCTTTAACGGCAGATTCTTTAATTTGATTATCTATATTTTTAAGTTCAGTTGCTATAGCATTAAAATCAATATTATTTATAATGTTTATTTGGTTTAAAAAAATTGGTATAAAAGCAATATCAATTCTTGGAGTAAAAGTTTTAAAAGGAAAAACTGAAATGGTTGAAGGAAATCCTGCTGATTTAATATTAGTGTTAATTGTATTAATATAATTGATTACAATTTTATTGATTACATAAAAAGAAGTTTCTGTTAATGGTGGATTAACTAAATTATTATTATTATCTATAGTTATGGTTTGATTAACAAATGAAATTTTGTTACTGTCTTTTAATATTGTTGTTTGAGCAATATAATTAATAATTGAATTAATTTCATCAGGTTTTATTGTTTGAATTGTTTCTTTTATTGTTTCTTTTGTAAAGAGTGATTTAAATTTTATTATATCAGATATATTACTATAAATACCAAATATTGTACTTCTTTTTTCAGTTATTTTTTTTAAATCTTCTTTATTTGCATTTTCTTGGTCTGATTCAAGTACTTGATTTGCTTTTTCATATAATCTTCTTGAAGATACAATTAAATCTTGAAATGATTTAATTTGATTATCAAGTAAATCAATTGTTTTATCATCAAAATAAGAAACAGTATTTAAATATTGTAATGGAACATCACTTAATGGTGCGAATTTATCACCAATAAATTTACTATTAATAATAAAATTACCTGATTCATCAACAGATATATCATCTTTAATTTTTTGAAGTCTAAACTTTATCAATGGTCCAAAACCTCCTTTAATTCTTAGTTGAAAAACTGGATAAGGTAATTGAAACATTTTAGCAAACTTACTATTAAAATCATTTAATACATTTCCTCTTAAATCATAAAAAACAACTGAAACTTGAGGTATTTTATTAGCATCAAACACTATATCAATACTTTTAATTCCAAAACCTTCATATTCTTTTTGTTCAACATTACTACCCATTATTTCATCAGTATAATTTGTTGAATAATAAGATTGAATAACATTTCCTTTACTATCTTTTCTTTTATAATATCCACCTAAGATAATATTATTATCATCAGAAATAGCTGCATTACTTGTGATTCTTTGATTAGTTATTTCAATGTAATTTGCATTCTTTGGTCTCATTGAAAACTCAACAAAAGACCTTATATCTTCAAATCTAGGTATACCATTAGTTTTATATCCATCTGCTAATAATGGATTAGTGCTATTAATATCATACCAAGGAGTTCCTTTTAGTATTTCATTATTAGGGTCTATTAAATTAAAATTGATATCAGCCATAGAGTATTGATAATAGAATATTGATAATATAATATTTATAATAAAGTATTATATATTTCTAATAAATAGTTTCTATATATTAGTATTTAATAATTTCCTTTTATATATGGTTTCCAAATTTTCCAAAAAATCATTATTTACTTCTTCTTGTAGTTAACTTAACATTACTAATGATTTCATCATATCCTGTTTCAAATACTAGAATTGTATCATTATCTTTTCTTGTAAAGTATCTACCATATTTAACAGGACTATTAATTGATAAATATCTCCTAACATTAAATGTAGATGGAAAAGAATCAACAAATATTGATTTCTTATTGTACTCTAATAGTCCTAATGAACTTGATTTCTTTTTAATCTTAGAACCCCATGATTTAGTTCTATTAAATTTATCAGAAATAAAAGAGTTTGAAACACCTAAATAATCTCTATCATCTGTAAAAAGATTTAAACCAAAGCGGTTGGGATTTTCCTTTTTCATTGAATCTCCTTTGGTTTTCTTTTCTGTCCGATAGATTTTTTTTAGATTGGTCTTTGTTGATTCGTTCCCATTCTCATAACGTTCTATTAAATTGTTGTCAACTAAATATTCTTCAAGTTTCAATCTATTTTTGTACTTAGATTGTCGCAAAAGAATATATTGTTCCATTGCACTAAACGTTAAAAACTTTAATTTATCAAAATCAGATATATCTAATTTAAAACTTGTCTTACCTAAAATACGTTCATTGTAATCATTATTAATAAACACTAACTTTTTGATTTTTGATAAACCATTTATAAAAAGTATATTTGTCTTTGAATTATATCCAAAGTATCCCTTTTCAATTAAAGATTTTATATGTTTATTAAGCGTTCTTTGACTAATATCAAGATGGTTACATACCCTTTCCTTAATCGTATTATTTAATTTACAATTGCCAGAAGTCCTGAATGCAAAACTTAGATAGGTCTTGAACTCGTTAAAATTATATGTTGAAGAAGACATAATACATCCCATCATCTGTAACGGAATGTGCATATGTGTCCTTTCAAAAATTTTAATCGTATTCAAAGCCAAAAACTATTGAAACCAAATATAGACTTTATTTTGACAAATAATTACCCACCCTGCGGTTGAACACCTTTTTTAATCTGAATTGGTATCATTTGTTTTACCTTCTTATAGAACTTCTCCCCATCAACATCAACAGTAATCATATTGTTAATTGTCGGAGAACCAACTAGTTCCACTTTCATAGTACCCTCTGAAAATAGTTTACCAAGAGCATCAAGTTTACTTGTATCAATGGAATTTATCTTATTCAATAAATCGACCATCATTTTCATATTTTTTATATCGGCATCAATAAATTTTAAATTTTGCAATGGCATGACATTATCAAAATTAAGTGCGCTTATCCCTGCTAAAGCAACCCCAATAGAAGCCAAACCAAGCATCGCTATAGGATTAGCCAACATTAAAGCCGCACCTGCAATACCCATCATTCCCAAACCAACCTTAGTTAAATCAACATTACCAAGTGTTGAAAAACCTTTAGCCATTTCACCAATACCCATAGCTGCCAATCCAATACCTGCGCCCACCATCAATGCAGCAGCACCAAAAGCAAGTAATCCATAGGAAGTTGCAGTAGTTGCAGCACCCAATGCTAAAACACCCACTACAAGAGTTCCCCCTAATAAAAAACCAAGAGTTTTTAGTGAATCTGTTAATGCAGTTAATTGCGGTCCTGTTAATTTACTTATTGAATCAGAAAGTGAGGCAGCACCTTCAGCAGCCATTTTAAAACCAAAACCAATACCAACTGCCGCAACACCTATTGCAGCCATTTTTGCAGCACCACCCAAACCTGCACCCAAAGCCTGTCCACCACTTAAAGGGGTAGTAGCTGCTACTGGCCCTGTTCCTTTCCCAAATAAATTACCCAAAACAGGAATTTTTGATAAAACATTACTTAAAAGAGAAGGTATTCTAAGTACCATTTTTGTTAAAATACCTACAATACCAGTTGATAATAATAAAATTGCGGCAGGTATAACAAGTCCAATCTTATTCATTTTTCCTGTAGTTTCATTTCTGAAAACATCTATAATTTTATTAAAACCTTTTAAAACATAATTTATAGCATCTAATATTGGTAACAATGTAGACTTCAACTGCATAATTGTATTTTCAAATGTTTCACCAAATGTTTGAGAATCTTCTGCCCTTTGTTTTAATGTTTTTTGTGTTTGTCTCAATATTTCTAATTGGTCACTTGTTAGTTGGTCTATTCTTACATTCTTATCACCTATTTCAATTGTACCTATTGTTGAACCTTTACCAAAGGAAGCCAACTTTGCTATCATTTCTCTATCAGCATCATCACCAACAAATATTTGACTTTTTGCAAGGTCAATTTTAGCCATTTCTTTTGTTGACTCTACCAACTTACCAACTTCTTGACCTGTTAATTCTGCAACAGACCTAAATTTATCCATATCAACATCAGCGACATCAAAAACACCTGTCTCTTTATTGAAACTAGCCATACCTTTTGTAAGTTTAGCCATTTCAACAGCAAACTCTTCGGGTTTATTTCTTGCAAGGAATGAAAGTTTAAATTCATCCATTTTAGCAAATTCACCACCCAATACCCTTAAATTAGCACCTGCTTCAAGTAACCCTTCAAGAGTTCTAAACTTTTCAGCAGCAGCAAAAGCACCATCAATTGAAAATTTAAATTTCTCAGATGATTGAACCATTTTCTTTAATCCTTCAACACCATTTTGGAATCTATACTTATTAAGATTGCCAATATTTGCTGTTATTCCTTTTAAAACATTTGAAGAATTTAATCCAAGTTTGGCAGTTTCATTTACAGTATCTTCAATTAATTTAGTCGCATCTTCAACAGATGAACCAAGTGATAACATATTACCAACAAATTGTCCTGCTTCTTGATTTGCCATACCTGTTCCCTTGGCAATTAAAACCATATTTGCAACTTGTTTTTCATTAAAAACAGTTGCTCTTCCAGTTAATTCATTAACTTTACTTTGTATTTCAACAATATCAGCAGCAGAAGCACCAAACCTTTGTGCAGCATTTGTTGCTTCATACATTTGCTCTCTTAATGATTCAGCCCTATTTCCCGATAATCCTAAATTTAATGTTAAGCCTTTTATTTGTTTATCAACTGTCATTAAATATGAAGACATACTTCTAATTCCAAATTCTTGTTTTGCCCAACTTTTTGCTTGTTCATATAAATCAGTACGATAAGCTTCTATAATATTACTATTTTCTTCAAGTGCTTCCCTATTCTGTATTAATAGTGTTTTTTGTTTTTGATATGATTTTACTTCTTCATTTAATAATCTTAATCTTTCAATGTCCGTATCAAGTATTGAACCTGTTAGTTTAAGTATTTCGGCTTCTGCTTTTTCTATTTGAGTAGTAAATAATAATTCATTTTTTTTATATTCTTTAATTATTTTTTGTGCATTTTCATAGCTACTTATTGACTTATTTTGGTCTTCTAAAATACCACTAAGACGTTCATATACTTGACTTAATTGTTCAGCAGTATTAAGATTTTGTATTGATGTACTCAATATTTCTTCAGGTGTCATTGCCATATTTTAAATTATTAGATTTGAGATAATGAGTTTATTTTATATTTTATTTTGCCTGTTTTTTTCCATGAATTATTGTCATAATGAACAACATGACATTCTACATCTGTATTAGGTGTTGTAGTAAATGGTTGTTGTGTATAAATATAAAAATTTACAGCACCACTATTAACTTTTCCAAATGATGATACATTGGGAAAACCTTGTATAGTTCCAAGTGGGCTTCTTGTATTATTAAATATAATTTTATAATTTCCTGTAACAGGATTAGTAACTCCTGATATTGCAGGGTCAAGTTCTATATCAATAGCATACTTATTACTTACATTACTTTGTTGATTCCTTGAAATTGACAAATCACGCATAATTGTATTTGTCATTTTTATTTTAAAAGCTGCTGATGGACCACCTTGAAAATTTGATAAAAAATCAAGATTAGCAAATCTATATAATTTATTTGCCTGATTAAATATAGTGGTATCACCAACCTCAAAATGAAATCTAAATTCTAAGGCTGATGGGTTTAAAAAATATCCTTCAATGTCTTGTATAGCAGTTTCATCATTTAAATCATACAACTCTAAACTACCCCATTTTTTAGCATTTGTTTCTTCTAATGCTGCTACCTGTTCGCTATACCAAGGATATAAAAACATTTTATTACCCTCAAAATTTACTGCAAAAGTTGGCGATATAAAATTTTTAACATCATCATTTATTGGTGAAATTCCAAAAGTAATTTTAACCAAATATTTAAAATATGTTAAACTATAAGTTGGATTACCTCCTTGTTTTGTTAATAATTTTAGCTTTGCTATAGTTTTAATATCACCAAATGCGGCTTCACTTAATATTTTATAAGATAATATCTTCATATTACATTTTTAATATAAATAGAATTAAATATCTTTGTAACCTGCTGCTCTTTCTTTTTCTTTCAATAACTTTTGATTTCTTTCTAAAAGTATTGAAATTATATTTTTACGCATATATACAGGCATTGTATATAAAATATCATTATAAGAATATTTACTTTCAACAAGAAAGTTAACTTCGTGTGCTATAACTTCCTCATACTTTTGCTCTTGGATAAAAAAAGTCGAAACCAAGGGTAAATTTCTGACGAAAAAAGTCCCCTGTGAATTTGCCTTCAAATTCATAATTGTAATCTAACCCAGGTTCTACACTTAATATATACGTTCTTAAATCCAACGAGTCTATCGGTGGCATAAGTTTAACAAATTTCTCAATAAAATTTCTATCAGACTCACCTGCTATTGTTTGTATTTGAGCAATAATTCTTTCTTGTATTTCAAAAATTGGAGAATCACTTTTATACTTTGAAATTTTTTCTAATCTTTGGTCTAACTTTTTCTTTTCACCATAAGTTAAAAGTTTGAAAGTTAAATCAATTTTACATAATGGTAATTTAAAATTATATGTTAAATCAATATTATCAGGTCTTACAACTTCTTTATATTTAATTTCTGATAATTTTACTACAGTATCAAACATTTTTCCATCTGTATCACGAACTTGAACAGGATAATCATCACCATAAGCAAATCTTCTTAAAAACAATAGAACAGCATCTAAATCACCTGTTAGTAAGTCTTCAACACGCATATTTGAATTGAATTCAGGGTCTTTGATTTTGTTTTTTGCTAATAATTCCATACCTGTACCATTCTTGATATAGTTTTCAGAAAGAAGATATTGTTCATCAGAAGCGGTCATATATTCAACCATCAACTTATCAATACCACTCTCATAAAACAAACCTTCAGAAGGTAAATCAACATAGTCTGACACGACTTTAGGCAATAAGCTATCTAGCTTTGCCTTTAAATTTGAAACATTTTCCATATATAAATAATTTTATATAAATAGTATGATTTGAATTTACTATTTATTAAAAAATATATACATGAATACTGCTCAACCAATTTGGTTACCACAAGTAAAAGATGATAATGTTAATGAAATCCTTCAAGAATTAAAGGATAGTGGAATCATTGTTAAAAAAGTTATGGTAGAACCAAGTTATTTGAAACCTTTACAGAAAAAGGTTATGAAGTCAAAAATTGATGATATTAATAGAGTTATTGATAATGATGAATATTTACCAAAGTCTTGGGTTGATGCTAATAACAATATATTAGATGGACATCATAGAGTATATGCATATCAATCAAGACCAGATATTGACAAAGTAGAATGTTATAAAATATTTTTGAATTCTCAAGATGCTTGTAGATTATTGAATAAAATTCAAGATAGAATTGAATTTAAAAATGAATTTGGTATAACAACACAAAGTACATTTAATATACTTGACCCTATTGAAAAGGTAATGAGTAGTATGTCAAAACCTCAAGCAAAGTATTTAGGGGCAGATAAAGAACAACAACAACAAGAAGTTTCTGATAGATTAACATTTGATGATGTAACCAATAAGGCAGTAACACTTTATTCTGTTAGACCTTTTGATAAAGGAAATACTTCAGGTTTTATTATGTCATTTACAAAAGACAAAGGTTATGATAAAGAATATGAAATTCTTTTTGATAAACTTTTAAATGTACCTGTTGAACAAATGGATTTATATGACCCATTTTATTTAGCTGCTATGTATATTCTTGACCCTAGTTTTGAAAAAGACTCAGGAAAAATTAAAAAGATGGCTTCAGATGTAAATAAAGTCCATGCCGAATTCATTAAGGATAGATTAAATGGTTTTGCAAAAAGAGCAGGATATGATGGAATCAATTTTGGTGATAAATTAATGCTAATAATTACATAATGGCTAATAATAGAACAATATCAATAAATTTTCCATTTAAAGACGATACTGTTGATGGTAAGTTATTTAAAATGAATACAACCACAGTTGATGATATTCGTTCTTCATTATATTTTTTTATATCAACAAAAAAGGGTGAAAGATGGTATGACCCTGATTTTGGTACTAGATTATATGAATTTTTATTTGAAAAAAATGATGCAATAGTAGCTTCAGATATAAAATTATCGTTAAAAACAGATATTGAAAAATATTTTAATAATGTAAAGATACAAGACATCAATATAGACCAATCCGAACAAACAAATAAACTACAAATTAATATTTCTTTTCTTTACAGTAATTTATTCAATACTCTTGAGGATAATATTTCATTTATATTTAATGGATAATATTTTGACGTATTATACATCAAAATTTATTTATGAGTAAACCAAAAATATTGATTACAAATCAAGATGTTCATGGTGTAAACTTTTACCGTTCTGAACAACCTGCCATTTCTCTTTCAAAACTATATGATGATGAATTTGAAATTGATTATATCAAAAACCCCGATTGGAATGATGATGCTTTTTTAAAGCAATACGATATTATTCATGGACACAGAACCTTATGTGATTTTGCACAAATGCCATTTTTGGTTCAAAAATTACAATCGTTTGGAATTAAAGTAATTCTTGACATTGATGATTATTGGGAAGTATCAAAAGAACATCCTCTTTATCATGCAGTTAAAAAAGATGGTTTAAAAGAAAAGATTGTTGCTAATCTTAAAATTATTGATGCTGTCTCAACAACAACACCTGTATATGAAAATTATATTAAACCTTATAATAAAAATATTTTAGTTATTCCAAATGGTATTAATAGAAATTTAAAAGAATGGACTCCTGCTAATGATAAGTGTTCATATGATAAAATGAGAATTCTTTATCTTGCAGGTTCTTCTCACTTACAAGATGTTTCTTTATTGAAAGACAGTATAGAAAAACTAGTTGATGATATTTCCGTTGCAAATAAATTTCAATTTCATCTTTCTGGTTTTGACCTTAGAGGAACAACCACAAACTATAGTGTAAATGAAGATTTTATTAAAGAAATTCAAGCAATGGGTATTTTTAATGAACAACTTTATAAAAAACTTATTGCAAATAATTTTGATATTATTAATACACCTGAAATTCCAAGAGAAATTGTACAAAAATATAATGGTAATGTTTTAAACGAACATACACAACCAATTAAACCTCAAGATACTGTTTGGACAAGATATGAAGAGATTTTTACAGGTAATTATAAATTAATTAAAGATAAAGATTATTATGATTTCTTAATGAAATTTGATTTAGATGCAGTTTATGAAAAACAATCTGAACAAAACTATTTTAGACATAAAACACAAGGTCTTTATAAATTTGCTGCAAACTATAAACATGGTGACGTTGCACTTGCACCAATTAAAGTATATGGTAAGGGTGTAATGGATGATAATTCAGATAATCGCTATCAATTTGCCAAATCAAATCTTAAAGTAATTGAGGCTGCATTCCATAAAGTTCCTGTCATTGCTTCTGATGTTCCAATTTACAATCATGATAAGGATTGGGTTGATGGAAAAAACATTTTATATGTAAATCCCGATAGACAATATAAAGATTGGTATAAGAAAATTAAATATTGTATCAATAATCCAAATCATGTTAAAGATATGGGTGAAGCAGCATATGAACTTGCTTGTAAAAGATATGATATTGATGTTCTAAGTCATATTAGAGCAGATTTTTACAGAAGTATGATTAAACAAGAAAAATTAGAATTGGTTTAACTTGGTTGCTCAGTTGGTGGTTCTATAGGTGGTGCTGTAGAATCACCTTCTATATTTTTACTATTAATATAATTCTTTTGCATAATGATTGCACTAATGAAAGCAAAATCTTCCAACAATAAAGCATGGTCAATTTCTTTTTTCTCTATCATTATTCTAATGGCTTCAACATGAAACCATAAAACCATAATAAATAAAAGAAAAGCAAGTAATCTACTAAATGATGTTTTTTTAGAATTACTATCTCTAAACAAATCATTTATAAATTTCATAAATTTTGGGTTGGAAAAGAAGTTGAACATAACTATTTATTATAAATAGTTTTCTAATGAGTTTTATACAAAAAAGTGACTTAACTGTAATCAACACAAAACTAACAAGTACAGGTAGACTTTTGTTAGCATCTGGTTCACTAACATTTAAAAAAATTGAATTTGGTGATTCAGAAATTGATTATGAATTCTTGAGGGGTAATGATACGATTATTGATGGTACTGATTTGATTATAATTCGTCCAAAAGATGCAAATCCGTATATTAAATACCCAATTCCAATTTTAGATACTTTACCTGATACTAAAACAAGTATAGGTCAAGTCAGTCCCGATATTAAAGTAGTATTAAATACGGCTTCACAAAGAGGATTTTTTACAGGGTCAACAGATAGTGGTTTTACATCTTTTACAACTAATGCATATATTTTAGATAAAAGAATTATTGCATCAAGTGGATTAACAGGAAACACAATTCTTAGATTAGACTCAGCAAGTGCCGTAACAGTCGGTAATATGCTTTTAGTTGATTGGAGAAATCCAAAAGTTTCAGCATTTACAAATACTACAGGTGCAATCGGTGAATTATATCCAAGACCATTTATTTGGTATAAAGCATTGGCTGTAAATGGTAATGATATTACAGTTGATAAAACATTACCAAACTTTTCAGGTCAAGGTCAAACAGTAAAAAGTATTGTTTATGTTTATCCTACAAACAATGCAATTGATACTTATTATAGTACAGGAACATCAGTATCATATTGGAATGATAATACATTAGCATTTAATTCAAATTGTAATATAGCAAGTGATAATGTAAATGTATGGAATTTTAATATTCTTTATAAATATGCACCAGCAGGTGTAAAAAATGGTTTAATACCACCATATTATGATAGTGCTATTTTCTCAGGGTTTAAAGAATATATACAAGGTTATACAAACAAATCAGGTGATACAATGTTAGGTGTTATTCACTTTACTAATAAATCCATCTCAAACTATTATGGTGAAGGATTTAATGGTAACACATTTAAAATTGATTTACCAACTGTTATGTATCATAAGAAAAGTGCTACAACAATGGGTATTACTTTAAAATCTTCAGGTTCTACTTTAACAGGTGCTAAAAAACTACAGCCAACAACTTTAACAGGATTTACAACAGAATATTATGACCTTATTGAAACATCATCACAAAATATTGTTGGTAAAGTATTTAATGACTTAAAAATAGCAGTAATTGAAGACCAAGAAATTTTAAATACACTTTCACTAAAATCAAATAGGTCTTGGACATTACCTGATGCTAATTTTAGATTAAGACCATCAAACACTAATTCATTATTAGGTGCATCATCAAGTGAAAATAATTATTTAGCTATAACATATTTACTTGGTTCAAATAATAATTATAGTGACACAACAAATTATGGCTATTCAACAGGTATTCATTGTGGATATATTACAAAACTTTATCCACAAATTTTACCACAAGTTGTTGAATTTAATATACCATCCAATGAATTGCAATTTATGCAATCTTCAGCAGGATTAACAGCAGGAACAGGATTCAATGCTAATACATTTAAAATTATTGCACAAAAGGTTCCAATAGGTTCAGAACCTAACCCTGCATTGTGGATTGAATATGATTACACACCAAAATTACAAAACTATAGTTCTTGGAGTGCAACTACAATACCGCCAAATAATTCAGGTCTAGCTGATATAATCTACATCTTTACAAATGCAGAATATACAGTAGGTGCATCATATGATGTTACAAGTTATATTGGTGCTTTACCAACAACTGCATTACCAAATACAGGACTGGCTTTTGGTGAAGAAAGTATTTTACTTGGAAATATTAATTCAGATATAAAAGCACTTGTTTATAGAACTAAAATTGTTTATAAACTTAATTTTAACCAATATAATACATCAAATAACCCAACTTTTAACGATAGTGAAGATGATGTTTATATAACTGAAGCAGGTATTTATGATGATAACAATAATTTAGTAGCAATAGGGAAGTTGAATAACCCAGTTAAAAAGAATAACAATAAACTATTTGCATTAGAATTAGACATGGATTTTTAATATGGGATTTATACCACAAACTAACACAAAAACACTTTATGCTTATCTCACACCAAAAGGTAGAGAATACATATTAGACGGTAACAAAGAAGATTTTCAAGTTACATATTTTACTCTTCACGATGATGATGTGAATTATCTTGTTTCTTCAAATATTTCAGCAGGTACAACCTCAACATACCTAACACTACCAAGCGGATTTGTTCCTGATATCACAGGCGATGCCGATACCTGTATTAAAAGTATTGCAAATGGAACAAATGTAAATTTAATGTCTTCTCTCTCAGGCTCAACTATCACCGATTCCACAACTAGATTAACAGTTGGTAGAATCGGTACAGATGGAAATATTAATACAAGAGTTTGTACTATTGGTGCATCAGTATCAAGAATTAATGGTGGTTCATTAAACCCTAATTCCACAACATATACTGCACAATTTAATGTTGTTATATCACCTCCTGCTTTAGATACTATTGTTATTAATAGTTCTGAAATAGGAAATACTCAATTTTATATTGAAATTAAAGATAGTGATGGCGGTGCAAATAGTTTTACAATAAATGGAACTTCATCAACCAAACTTTTAATTAAACCTTCAGCAGAAATAACACCTATTAATATTACCTTTAAAAGGGGAAGTGTAGTCTCTTTAAGTGGTTCTATACCAGTAAACTTTACAATAGTAATAACACCTTTTCGTTCATTTGTTGATTTAGGTACAAACACTTCTGTTACATATACAGCAACAATATCCACAGGTGGTGGTGGAGTAGGGGAGGAGTAGGAGGTCTGTAAGCGCAATAAAATAAAAAATTAAAAATATGTTTTACAAAAAAGTAGAGAAACCAAGCGATAATCCAACTGAAAGTTTAGGGTTTCAAAATTCGGAGACAACCACAGAAAATCAACTTAATAGTCAAATATTATTTACTTATGCCAATTTAGACACAGTAACAACACCTTATGCTAATTTATTTAAGTCTTTAAGACTTCCAATTACAAATGATGAAATAAATTTATTTTCAGACACTCATAAAGAGAGTGCTATGTCTTGGTTAAATAAAAGAGAAATAATTGTTGCTGAAATTCCAAAAGGTCAATATGGTGAACTTATTGATGGTAAAACTTTTAAATTAACAATACCTGTTACATTAAATGGTGTTCCAACAGCAACTACAGTTTATGGCTCTTATTTTGGGTTTGATGGAATAGGTACACAAAAAATATTTGTTTCATCATTAAATAATGAAAGGTGTGAAGGTAGAAGTTTTGTTGGAAGTTTAGGAGCAGCAAGTTCACCAAATTCAAATATTACACTTTTATATTCCAACGAAATACAAAAACCAAAAGGGTCAAGAAATGTTACCACTATATTTGAAGAACCAATCTTTACATTGAATAAAACCGCAGTTAGTGAAACAACAGCATATGTTTTTAGCGGAATTTCAGCAAGCACAGGTGATATTATTTTTTTTGAAATTACCAACCTTTCAAGAATTCCAGATATTAATGATATTAAGGTTACAGTTGATTCTCAAGTTATAACAAAAAATCTTGTGACCGTAATAACAAAACAAAATGTTACAAATAAACCATTAAAAATGTATTTTGACGATACAAATTTTTTTGTAGGAACTAGAGTTAATAAAAGCTTAAGCATTAAAATAAGTAAAGTAACAGCTAGTAGTTTATCTTGGAATCAATATACAAGTAGCAATAAATTTACAACAAATTCGAATGATGATACTTCAGGAAAAAGATATGCAATTTATGATGGGTTTTATGTAAATTTTGGCAATAATACACAATTTGTAAAAAGCTATGATAAACCTGTTGGTATATTATATAATGATAAAGGATTAGCAGTTATTACAGATTCTGAATTAGTTTCAGGTTTTAGATATTCAGCAGCTACAAGTTCAGGATATAACGGTATTGCATCAGGAAGTCCATATAATGGTGATACGAATTTTGCAAAGATTTATTTTACATCATCAACACTATGTGAATCAAATTATAAATCTATAACAACTGAAATTGTTCAAAGTGTTATGTGTATTGCTATGCCAAATGAATTTTTTTATACGAATAATTCTACATATCCAGATTCCTATGATGAAAATATAACAAATAGACCCACATTTATAACATCTGTTGGTTTGTATAATAAGTTTGGTGAATTGATTGGTATTGGAAAGATGAGCGAACCAATTAAAAAAGAAAAAAGTAGCATTATTCCTTTTAATGTAAAGCTTAAACTATAACGTATTTTAAGTTATGGAAATTATTGATTTTAAAGATTTGGGGATTATGATACCCAAAGATAGAGTATTTGTGTCTTTTGATATTTCAACAAGTTGCATTGGTGTTTCAATTTTTAATGAAAATTTTGAACTTACTTCTGTAAAGGCACTTAAAATGACAACAAACAAAGATTGTCAAGATGACCCTGAAATCACCAAGGGTGATGGATTTAAAAAATTTGTTGAAGAATTAAAAATTTACGAAATTATTGATATATTTGTTGAAGAACCTCTTGTGAAATCAAATAACGTATATACCGTAAATAAACTCCTTAAATTTAATGGAATATGTTCTTACATTTTAAGAGATGTTCTTGGTATTATTCCTAAATTTATGAGTGTAGATGAAGTTAGAAGGATATTCTGTCCTGAAATGACAGAATATGATGAAAAGAAAAACAAGTTTACATTAAAATTTAAATCTAGGAAAGTAGACCCCAAAACTTATATTTTTGAAAAGATTGCAAAAGACTATGAAAACATCTCTTGGTTATTTAACAAAAACGGTAAGTTAAAAACTGAAAATTTTGATATCACAGATTCTATTGCACTTGCAAAATCATCATTTAAAAAATACTATGAAAAAGAATATTAAAAAAGATAAACCAAAAATATATATTGATTTGTTAACAACGATTAATATGTTTTCATATTTCTCTTGTGAAATGATATTACCAGAAGATGTTGATGAGTTTTTTGAAGAGTATGGTAAAGAGTATGAAAATACAGAAGAGTTTTTTGAAACACTTGACCCAATACTTGAACAATCACATAGAGTAATGTATTTGACAGGAACTCTTGTTGATACTGAATTTATTGACTTTATCAATACTTGGGAACAGATATCAATAGAAGATAAAAAGAAACATATTAAAAAAGATTACATTGATTTGCTTATTCCTGTAACAGTTCACTATGGTGGTGATGAACATTTTACAACTCTTTATGTTGTTGACCTTTTTAAAATAAAAACAAAAAGAAGGAAAAAAACGGAGATTGAACTTCAATCGGAGTTGGATGATGCTCTTAAAATAGAGAATTACGAATTAGCTGTTAAAATTAGAGAAAAAATCAAAAAGATTAAAAAATAGTTTATATTTGTCGTATGAATACACAAAATTATATTTCAGTTGAGAATAGAATTGAAAATGCAATTAAAATCTTCAATTACTGTTTTCAAAATAATGTGTCTATCAATAAAGCCGAACTTGATTTAGGTTTTTATGAGGGTTTTATTAAAAAAATATTTATAAGTAATTCTATAAAAGAATCTAGTAGATATTTTGAATTGGTTGAATTAAGAAATAAATATAACTCTTTAAAAGGTATTAAAACAATACCTAGCATTGTTCATAGAGTGGATGTAGATAAAGAAGAGAAATACGATAATAGAAGTACTTGGATAGGTAATCGTGATGAGGATAACAAAATTATTGATTATTCTTTTACAATCTATGTTCAAGGAGAAAAACCATTTGTTGGTAAACTAACAAGAGAACAACTTGAAACTATTCATCAATATTATCCTCATGTGACAATGATGAATGTTTCTTCTTACTTTCCTTATTTAACATTTCAACAATTTAAAAGAGTTATCAGATGTTTTAACATCACAAAAGATATGCTCTTTCCTTTGCATATTCTTGAAGAACATACAGAGGAAGAAATTGCTGAATTTGCATTGAAAAATAAAGCATCAGCAAGTCTTAATAAAATTGTTGAAAAAAGGTCTTCATTTATTGAAAAGAAATATTTTGAAAGTCAAGAAAAAATTCATGATTTAAAAAATATTCAAAAGTTTATTGAGGAAAGTATTGAAAAATATTATACAAGAGAAGAAACAAATGAATTGTCAAAACCTCAAATTTTTGGTCAATATACAGATATTTGTTATCTAATGTATTCTGATATTCACTATGGTAAGAAATACAGTAATCCTGTATTTGGTAGAGGTTATAGCAAAGACATTGCACATGAAAGAATGTTACAAATTGCTAAAAAGACAGTAGATTATATTAGATTTAAAAATCTTAATAAACTTTATGTTCTTTTTGGTGGTGATATGTATGAATCAATCATGACAGGTGGAATGAGAGCAGAACACCTTAAATCAATGGATATTACAGGTATTGACCAACTTATTTTTGGTGTTGATTCTCAAATTGAATTCTTAAATGTATTAAGAAAAGAATTAGGAAATGAATTCCCAATTGTTGTTACATACATTGGTGGTAATCACGATAGAATTGGTAAGGATAGAGATGATGACCAAGAAAGAACTGGTTCTTTAATTGCTTATCATATGATTGAAAGAGAATTTAAAAATGATGATTTTATCAAATTTAATATACCAAGAAAACAAGTATATGTTGAAAAACATCAAAATCATGATATGAATGATTTGTGTATTATTGCACATCATGGTGATGCTGAAATCATTAAGAAGAAAGGACATGAACTTGTTAATCTTTATGGTATTGGTACATCAGGATATCATTTAGTTGTTAATGGTCATTGGCATTCAAGTGAAATATCATTCAATGCAGGAACAAATTATATGGAAATCTCTTTACCATCTGTCTGCTCAGTAGATGAGTTTATTTTGGATAGACTAGGTAATAATCAACTTCCAGGATTTCTTTTAGGAATATGTGAAAACTCAGGATTTAGTTTTACAAACGAAGTACTTTATTAATTTATGATTACAAGATACGATATTGAAAACGGTATTATCATTGACATTGAAACCGTACCCGAATTTTCGTCATTTGAAGAATGTAAAAAATTAAAACCTGCATTAGCAGCAAGTTTTCAAAAAAGAGCAAAATGGTATGCTGATAATGAATATCGTTCTGACTTAACTGATGAACTTCTAAGTAAAATTTATTTTGAGAAAGCACCTCTTTATTCAGAATATGGTAAAATTGTTGTAATCAGTTGTGGTGGATTCAAAGAAGATGAAGTAGTAACCATTTCATTCTCATCCGTATATAATGAAGCAGAAATTATTAACAACTTTTTTACATTTATTAACAAAAAGATTTCAAAAACTCCAACAAGTTGCATTGTTGGATATAATATTAATACATTTGATGTACCTTTTATTATAAAAAGGGCATTTATTAATAATATTAAACAAATCCCACCTATTTTTAGAATTTTTGACAAGAAACCTTGGGAATTATCAGCAAAATTTAAAGATATATTTCTTTTATGGCAAATGAATACAAGAAATTTTGTTTCTTTGGATGCCGTTGCCAGTTGTTTAGGTCTTGAAACACATAAAGATACAATGGATGGGTCAATGGTTGGTTCAACATTCCACAAAGAAAAGAATCTAAAAAAGATTGTTGACTATTGTGAAATGGATGTTGCTTTAACAGGAAAGGTAATGAAAAGATTGTGCATTGATGCTTAAAGAAATTCTAATCAATCCTATTGATAATTTTATAAAGTCAGAGACTGAGAAAAAATATATTATCATTTGTGATTCTTTAAGAAGCAATTTTGATAAATACATTTTATCATTAAAAAAGAAAGATTACACCCCTTCTTATATTGTAAAAAGAGATGGTAGTATTCATAAATTATTTGATGAAAAATATTATTCTGATTTCACAACAATAGAAAAAATAAACAAGTCATCAATTTTTATTGCTCTTGAAAATTCAGGCAAACTTTCAAAAGAAGATGATGTATTTTTTAATTGGTGCAATGAAATTATTGATGTTAAAGATGTTGAGGAAGTTGTATCAAGTAAAGAATTTTCTTATTATGAAATATACACCAAAATCCAAACCGAATCGCTTGGTCATTTAATATTATATTTGGGAAATAAACATGGTTTGAATTTAAAACAAATAAATATAAAGAATAAAGAAGATAATTCAATTATCTTTTTAAATCATATAGATATTTTTTCATATTCACCAAATCCAACATTAAATACAGAAAAATTAAATTCTATAATTTTTAGTTAGAATTTAGTTTGCTTCATGGTCATAAGTTCTTGAATCATTTTCTGAACCTCATCTTGGTCTTCTTTACTTAAAGAAGAATCATCACCACTAGTATTTTTAGATTTATTAGTTTTAATATCTAAATCACCAAATATTTTAACACTATTAAGATGTTTGGTAATTAAGTCTGTTTTCATCTTTAAATACTCTTTAAACGCATTCAAAGAATTATTCCTTGACTGCTCAAGCTGCGCCATTAATTGAAGCCTTACAGGGTCTTCAATGCTGTCTGAGCCTAACTCTTCAATAATACGAAGCACAAAATTATAATGCCTCACACCCATTTGTTTATAGTTCTCAAGAATGCTATAAACCTCATTCATATGTTTCTCAATACTTTCTTGTGTTAATGATAATTTGGAGCGTTTAAGTCTTGGCATATAGTTTATTATAAATAGTAAAAAATTTACTATTTAAGGTAAATAACTATTAAATGGCAACTACTGTTCTCAATTATAACAAAAGAAACTTTTACGAATTAAAAGATGAGATAAAGAATTATGTTAAAACCAATTATCCCGATGTTTTTCTAAATTTAGAGGATAATTCAGTTGGGTCTGTCTTTGTTGATATTCTTGCAGGTACAAGTGAAATGTTATATTTTAACCTTGACCGTACTTTTCAAGAAACACAACTTGAGAATGCACAATTAAAAAAATCTCTATTCAACATTGCTAAAAACTTAGGTATTAAATTACCAAATAAAAAACCATCAATTACATTAATTGATATTGAGGCTATAGTTCCTGCTCAAAATGACTCATATAACGATAGTTATTTACCCATAGTAAAAGCTGGAACACAATTTACTAATGGTAATGTTTCTTTTGAATTATTACATGATGTAGATTTTACATTACAAGTGTCTAACGAAGGGATTAATAATAGAACTATTATTCCAATCCAAAATAATTTTAGTGAAATTACAGCATATAGAATTGCAAAGAGAGAAATAGTTTATAATGGTACAAGTAAGATTGCAAGAAGATTTATAAACATTGATGAATCTGTACCATTTTATCAACTTATTCTTCCTGAAGATGATATAATTGATATAACATCAATTATTGTTAAAAGTGGTAATATTACCACATTACCAACGAGCGATGATTTTAATGACCAAGATTTACAATATTTTGAAGTTGATTATTTAGCTGAAACTGAAAAATTTGTTGAAACATCACCTTTAATATCACAAAATGGTGTTAGAAAGGGTAATTGGAAAAAAATAAAGAAAAAATTTATCAAAGAATTTAATGAAGATGGAAATTGTAGATTAACATTTGGTGGAGGTGATGGTAACTTAAATATATTCAATAATACATTAGAAAATTTAGATAATTTTTCTAAAATTGAATCATATTTATATAATAATGCATTAGGTGAAAAAATACCTGCAAATAGTACTATTTTTATAAAATATAGAACAGGTGGTGGATTTAATACTAATCTTGGTCCAAATAGTGTAAATATTATTACAAATAAAAATGTTGTTGTTAATGGAATAAACAATACAATTAATCAAGCAGTAATAAATTCAATAACTTGTAATAATCCAATTCCTGCTTTAGGTGGAAAAGATTCACTTAATATTGATGAAATAAGAAATATGATTTCTTATAATTATTCTGCACAAAATAGAGCAGTTACATTAGAAGATTATTATGCAATTTTATTTAAAATGGATGGTAGATATGGTGTTCCATTTAAATTTACAACATCACTTAAAGATAATAAAATAATTTATAATATTATTGGTTTAGGAAATGATGGTAAATTAAATAATACATCTACTGACCTTTTAAAGGGAAATATTGCTGAATTTTTGACATCATACAGAATGGTTAATGATTATATTGAAGTTGAAGATGGTCAAATTTATAATATAGCATATAATATTAATGTTTTGGTTGAAAAAACAACAACAAATGATTTGGATATTATTGCTAGAGTTATTAAAGAAGTTTTAGATTTTCATTCTGTATATAAATCTAAAATTGGTGAAAATATTTATGTTGGTAGATTGATTGAAGCAATCAATAATGTACCTAATGTAATAAACATTAATTCAATTAAATGTTTTAATAAAGTATCTGGTACTTACTCAAAAAATCAGATGAATACAAATTTTTTAGATGATACAACCAAAGAAATTGATTTATCAGATGGTACACTTTATAATTCTTATGATGGAATTTTTGAAATTAAATATAATACGGATATAAAAATAACAGTTTCTAAATTAGGATAATATGAGTATAGCATCAAGTAAATCGGAAATAATTAGTAAAATAAAAATATACTATAGTTTAGCTAATAGTGTTGATACTGATAGTCAAAATTTTGATTCGCTTTTATCAACTACAAATAGTCCTGTTGATTTTTTATTTGATATTGTTAAAGCAAGTGTGGGTGAAAACGGATTAGAAGTTTTAACACAAGTAGTTCTTAGTAAAATTTTATCACAGAATAAATTAAATGATTTAAGTGATAAATTATATGATTTAATTGGTAATAGTTTAGCCGAAAAAGGTGTTTTACCACCCGACATAAAACAAAATGGAATGAAAATTCCTGTTAAAAGTATTGACCCTACTGATAGTTTTAGAAATAGTAATTTAAGTGGTGGTACAAAAAATACAAATGCATTTTTTGAATTTATAAAAACTCAAGTATTACCAAAAGCAAATTCAGATGTAACTTTTTCATTAGTTGGTATTCCATATAATATTTCAATGAATTATAATGATGCTACAAATGAAATAAGACTAGGATTACCTGATATAAAGCTTTTAGAATTATTTGAGGGAATGAGAGGTATGATAGGACCAATGTTTAATTCATCAATTGTTGTTAGTGAAATTATAAAAATTTTATTTCATACAAATTTTAAAAAAGAAGATGCACAAGTTTTGACACTAATTCGTTCATATACAAATTATGAAAGTGATGATATTTTTAAGTTAGATTTAAAAAAATTATTAGATATTGAAAATGATTCTACCATTGAAGGATATAATATTGATATAAGTTGTTACAGGGAGAATATAACAATTACACAACAACAAATAAATGATGTAATTACCCAACCAACCGTAAAAAAATTTACAGATTTAGTACCTGAACTAAATGTTTCAACAACTCAAGAAACATTAACAAACGCAAAAAATGATTTCTTTAAGAAATTAATCAACGCATTAGGTGAAGCATTATTAAGTATAATTTTAAAACAACCTGTTATATTATTTATAATTAATACCTTTGAAAAATTACAAAATTTAAATTTTAATTTTGAAAGTAACATAAATGATATAATGCAAAAATTAAAACCATTATTAGAAAAAATTTTTGATATGATTTATGAAGAGTTCTTTTGTGTAATTTTTAATTGGGTTAAAAAGAATATTTTAAGAGTAGTTGTTTCAGTTGCAATAAAATTATTAAGAGAACAATTAGAAAGACGTACAAAAGTATTACTTTCATTAACAGGTGTTGGTAGTATTCCAACAATAGCACAAATATAAAATTATGAATGAAAAATATACAAAAGTATTAATGGACAATGCAGTCATTGCATTAGATAATATATTATCAATAAAAGAGTTGCCTAATTTTGGTTCAATACCATCATTTACTGTTACAAATTCTAGAATAAGACCTGGCATATCGGTTGATAGAGCATGGTTTAAAGTTTTAGAAAAGAAAAAAGACCTTGGTTTATTTGTTGGTACACTTCCTGATGGAAGTAAAAATTATGATGATGAAATAATAAGAGAAATTATAAAAGCTATTGTTGATGAAATTACATTATACAGTAAAGTATACACAGCAGATTTTCCTGGTACTGACGTTCTTATTGCAACACCAATAGGTCCATTATATGGAAAAACAGTAAATTATTCATTCGGTGGTGGTGTTATTCAATAAATTATTTTATATTTATATATTATGAAATTAAATGAAATCTTAGAAAGACCTATCTCTTCCTTTTTAAAAGAGAAAAACGAAAATATAACTCAAACAATTAACTACCTAGTTGATGAGTTTGATAAAAACCAAAATGAATTGAATTCTTTATTGGAAGATATTGAAAATCAACCAATTGAGGATGACTTCTTTTTCAAAAATGTTAAAAAAGAAGATTACAAAAAAAGAGGCGAACATCTTGAAAAAAATATTATGTCAATAGAAAAACGATGGTCAGAATTGATTATCATTTTAAATGAAAGATATAATAAAAAAAGCTAAAATTTTATTTGCTTTTATTTATTTTTTTCTTAGATTTGCTATTATCTCCTTTTCATGAAAAGCATCAATTCAAAATCAGTCAAAATAACAAAAGATACATCAGAATCATTAAAGCTTTATTATCAGGAAATCAGGAATATAAAACTAATTTCTAAAAAAGATGAAATGGTTTTGTTTTTTAAATATCAAAAAACAAAGTGTCCAGAAATAAAAAAATTGTTAATAAATAATAATTTAAGATTTGTTCTCAATGTATCCAAATATTATCATAATGGTTATTTTTACGAACTTAACGATATAATTAATACAGGCACTATTGGACTAATAAGGGCGGTTGAAGACTTTGACCCATATAAAGGATTTCAATTCAGTACATACGCTGTATGGTGGATTAAACAGTCTATTTTAGAAGGTATTGGTAAAGAATCTAAAATGATTAAACAACCAATCAAATCACATACTGTAAATCAAAAATTTCTCAAAGCAAGAAACAAATTTTATAATCAATATGGTTTTGAACCAACTATTGATGATATAAGAGAAGATATTGGAGAAAATACTGCAAGTGAAATATTGGCAAAATCAATCAATGCTATTGATGATAATAATATTGTTTCAATTAATACTTCTTTAAATTCAGACGAAGGTTTAAATTATGAGGATTTATTATTATCAACAATCATGGATGAAAATTTCATATATTCTTTATCTGATTTAAATAATATTAATTTTAAGAAATTGAATATAATTGAAAAATTGGTTATCTGTTACACTTATGGATTTGATGAAAAACCTGAATTAAATTTCAAACAGATTGGTAATTTACTCAATATAAAAGAAAAGCAAATTAAAAAAATTCACGACAAGGCTTTAAAAATTATTGGCAATGATTTATAATTTGCTTGAATCTGTCTTTGGATATCCTAAAGATAACTCATCAGTCCAATTACAATTTAATTGTCCCCAATGTTCCAAATTAAATTATGGTGTTTGTGATAACAAATACAACCTTGAAGTTAATATTGCATTAAATAATAAAGGAAAATACAATAAAGTTTGCAAATGTTGGAAGTGCGGTCTATCAGGTCCACTTTTTTTTGTTTTTAAAAGATATGCAAATAAACAACAAATAGATGAATTTTTAAAATATGAGAATGAACCTATGATTCTTTCTCAAATAAAAAAATTTAAAGTATTTAAACTACCAAAAGAATTTATTAGTTTTCAAAATGTTGACAAGAATAATCCGTTACATATGGAAGCATATGATTATATTAAAAATAAAAGAAAGGTTACTGATTCTATTATTAAAAAAGATAAAATAGGTTTTTGTCTTGAAGGGTTTTATAAAGATAGAATTGTAATTCCATCATATGATTCACAAAATAAACTCAACTATTATATCACTAGAACATTTAAAGATGATGTTGAAAAGTATCAAGCATATAAATTACCTAAAGCTGATAAAAGAGAGATAATTTTTAATGAAAAAAATATTAATTGGAATGCTACTGTTTATATTGTTGAAGCATATTTTGAATATACAACTATACCTGTTAATACTATAGTTTTATTGGGCAAATCTCTTTATGATAATATACTTTCAAAATTAATAAAATATAAACCAAATGTTGTAATATTATTAAATCCCGATGCAATAGAAAAAAGACAAAATTTTAATTATAATATGACACCAAATTCATCTTTAGAAATTCAGGAACGATTATTGAGTCTGGGTTTAACAAATGTTAAAGTTCAAACGTATAATGATGATAATGATTTAAATAAAAATATGCAAAACTACGGAAAAAATTATATATTTGACTTAATGAAATCAAATTTAAAACAATAATTAAATGTTTTATTATATGGAAATAAATGTTAGATATACAAAAAGAAAAATTAGACAAAGAAATTTTTAAAAAATATGAAAAATTAGTACTTAATTATTTTTATTCAAAAACATCCGATGCACAATTATCAAAAGATTTAAGTGCAGAAACAATGAGTAAGATTATTATCAATTATCACAAAAAACTAAATAAAAAAACTTTAGATAATTGGGTTTATACTGTTACACAAAATCACTTTTATGATTATGTTAGAAAAATTAATAGAAAAAAATACAAAAAATACACATCATTAGATAATAATATAGAAAGGCTTGAGCCTGTTTACATTACTTCCGATTATGAAACTCAATTCAATTCTGTTAGTGAAATTATGAAAATTTGTCAAGATGAAACATTAAAAAATTTTTATGAATATAAATATTTGAAACACTATGACAATAAGACGATTATAAAAGAAATGAATCTTTCTTATCAAAAAATTAAAGATTTTGACCAAAAATTAGTAAGTTTTTTAAAGACAAATCTTTCAGACAACCTATTTACATGAAAACAAATGCGTGTGAATAGGAAAGTAAAAAAATACGGTGGCGAAGAAACTGATGCCGATAGGCTAAGAGCAAAGAAAGAAGAGATTAGAAAAAAAGTTGGAAAACCATATCTAAAGATAGTTCCTAAAACTGAAAATCAAGAAAAATTTATCAAAGATATTTTGGACGATGAATCAATGTATGTTATTGCAACAGGTATTGCAGGAGCAGGTAAAACATTTTTAGCTTTAGTTCAAGCAATAAACCTATTATTATCTCATGATAATGAATATACAAAGATTAGGATATTTAAACCTCTAAAACAATTACAAAACGAAGACATTGGTATTCTACCAGGTGGTGTTGAAGAAAAATTAGAATATGTCTTAATGTCATATTCAATGCAATTAAATAAACTATTATCCCCAATTGCATTAGAGATACTATTCAAAGAAAAAATCATTGAAGTAATTCCAATGGGTAATCTAAGAGGTCTATCCCTTGATAATATTAACATCTTTGATGAATTCCAAAACGTATCAGTTGATAATACTGAAACAGTTTTAACTCGTCTTGAAGAAGATGCTAAAATGATTATCATTGGTGATATTCGCCAAAGAGATTTTAAAGATAAAAAAGATAATGGATTAATGTTTTTAACTGAACACTTTAGAGATTTTGATGACCATGTTAAGGTTATTGAATTCGTTGATTCCGATTGCGTGAGAAGCCAACTAATCCAAAAAATTACTAAATTATTTGATGAAAAAAAACCAATATGAAAAATTTTTTAGATAACATAGCAAACAGCAGATTGGGCAAAATTTTAGACCATCTTTTTGTTGGTTTTGATTTCTTTTTGCCAAAATTTGCCGTATATTTGATTGTACCAACATTTATACTCTCATTTATGAAATTCTTTGGTGTTAAATTAATAACGGATATTTTTTTGATAAATTTAACATTAGGAATCTTACCAATTTTTCTTTTAGGTGCATTTTGGTTCATCTATAGAACAACAAAAAACTAAACAATTAAAAATACTATCCTGTTTATAGTAAAATATAAGCAGGATTTTTTTATACATAAAAAATTATAAAAATGATTACAGAACAAAGATTAGAATTTAAACCATTTGAATATCAATGGGCTTATGAAGCATGGTTTAAACAGCAAAATGCACATTGGTTACATACAGAAATCTCTATGCAAAAAGATGTTAAAGATTGGAATGATGGATTAACATTGGAAGAAAAAAATGTTATTGGTAATATCCTAAAAGGATTTACACAAACAGAAACTGTTGTTAATGATTATTGGTCAACATATGTAACTAAATGGTTTCCTGTTCCTGAAATTAAAATGATGGCAAGTACATTTGGTGCATTTGAAACAATCCATGCAGTTGCTTATTCATACCTTAATGATACATTAGGTTTAACAGACTTTAAATCATTTATGGAAGATGATGCTACTATGGCTAAACTAGAAGCATTGATGGAAATTGACCCTAATGATACTAATCTAACTAATATTGCAAGAAGTCTTGCTTTATTCTCTGCTTGTGCTGAAGGTATTCAATTATATTCTTCATTTGCAGTTCTTTTATCTTTTAGAAAAAAGAATCTAATGACAGGTATTGGTCAACAAATGATTTTCTCAGTTCGTGATGAATCTTTACACTCTGAATCAGGTTGTAAATTATTTAGAACACTTGTAGAAGAAAATCCTTACATTTGGACTGAAGAATTAAAAGATACAATTTATCAAGGTGTTGATTTAGCATTAGTAAATGAATTCAACTATATTGATAAAATATTTGAACTTGGTGATTTAGAAACAATTTCAAAAGACATTCTTAAAAACTTTATGTATGACAGAGCAAACAGAAAACTTAAAGAGTTAATGTTAAAACCTGTTTATACCGTTGATGATGAATTACTTAACGATATGGAATGGTTTTATATTACAACATCAGGAGAACAACAAACTGATTTTTTTGCAAATCGTGAACACGGATACTCAAAACCAAATGAAGATTGGAACGATACTGATGACTTATTTTAAATAAAAAATGAAACTAGAAACACACGACATAGCAAAAAACATGGGTTGGAAAGTTGGTATTGACTTTCCTGAATGGGGTAACAATGCACTTTACCTAACAACAATTAAAGGTGGATATCTTATTGATGGTGAAACACCAAAAGATGGTTATGTAAGAGTATCATCAAGAGCAGCAGAGTTATTAAATAAACCTGAATTGCAAGAAAGATTTTTTGATATTCTTTGGAAAGGATGGTTAATTCCTTCAACACCTGTAATGGCTAATCTTGGAACAGATGTGGCATTACCAATTAGTTGTTTTTCTTCTCATGTTGGTGATTCTATGTATGAAATCTATCGTAAAAATCTTGAGATGGCAATGCTTTCAAAATATGGTGGAGGTACTGCTTATGACTTCTCTTCAATTAGAGCAATGGGTACTAAAATCAAAGATGGTAGAGGTGGAACTTCCGATGGTATTATTCCATTTATTAAATCTTATGACTCAACTATCTTAGCATCTAAACAAGGAAAGACAAGAAGAGGTGCTGTAGCTATTTATTTGAATGCAGAACATGGAGAATTTAAAGACTTTCTTGAAGTAAGAGAACCAAAAGGTGATGTAAATAGACAATCACATAATATTCATCAAGGTGCAATCTTTACAGATGAATTTATGAATAAAGTTGTTGATAAAAATGGTAGAGAAAGGGAAATTTGGCTTGAAACTCTAAAGAAAAGAGTAAAGACAGGTGAACCTTATACTATGTTTATTGACAATGCCAATAATGCTGTTCCTGAGTGGTGGCATAAAAATGATTTAAAGATTAGACATTCAAATCTTTGTTCTGAAATCTTTTTACCAACAGATGAAAACCATACTTTAGTATGTTGTCTTTCTTCTTTAAACCTTGTTAAGTTTGATGAATGGAGAAATACCGATACTGTATATCTCTCTGTACTGTTTTTAGATGCCGTAATGGAGGACTTTCTTCAGAAGGGTAACTCATATGCTTACAAAGGTATTGAAGACGCTGTACGCTTTGCTACGAAGTCAAGAGCGTTAGGATTGGGTGCTTTAGGATGGCATAGTTTCTTACAAAGCAAACTAATTCCATTTGTTTCTATTGAGGCCAATTCTTGGACAAATATTATCTTCAAATATATTAAAGAAGAGTCAGAAAAAGCAACAATGGATTTGGCTAAAGAATATGGTGAACCTGAATGGTGTCAAGGAACAGGAAGAAGAAACTTAACACTTCTTGCTATTGCACCTAATCGTTCTTCTAGTAAGCTTGCAGGTGGATATTCACAAGGTGTTGAACCAATTGCAGCAAATATTTATATGGATGATGATGCAAAAGGTTTACACATTAGAAGAAATCCATTTTTAGAAGAATTATTAGAATCTAAAGGTAAGAATGTACCACAAGTATGGGATGCAATTTCTGAAGATAAGGGTTCAGTTCTTAATGTTAGGTGTATGAGTGCTGAAGAAAAGGCCGTATTTAAAACATTCAAGGAGATTAATCAACTTGAACTTGTTAGACAAGCAGGTATTCGTCAGAAATACATTGACCAAGGACAATCATTGAATCTTGCATTCTTTAATGATGCACCTGCTAAGTTTATTAATCAAGTTCACATTGAGGCATGGAAACTTGGATTAAAATCTTTATATTATCTTAGGTCAGAATCCGTATTAAGAGCAGATACAAAAGAACAAAGAGATTTATATTCAGAATGTATAATGTGCGAAGGATAAATGGAATCATTAATTAGAAATAAAAATTATGTAAAAAAAGTTATTGATTTTACAGGAATCAGTAATAAAAAAATACATCCATCTGATATAGATTGTGTTTTAGAATTTAATGATACATATTTAATTCTTATGGAGTTTAAATTTGAAAAAGAAGGTGTTATTATTCCAATAGGACAGCAATTATTATTAGAAAGAATTTCTAAAGCATGGGATAAATCTGATTCAATAAAAAAATCAGTTATCTTAAAAGTTATTCACAATTCAAATGATGATGTTATTTTAGCAAGAAATTGTAAAGTTACTGAAATCTATTCTGACAAAAAATGGTTTAAAACTAAAATGGACTTAAAAAAATGTTTGTTGAAACTAGGTGAAAAATGGGATTGCGAAAAATTAAAATTAATGTATTAATATTAATCCCCATAATTTGGGGATTTTTTATTTTTAATATTTATGGTCAAAGAATGAGTATACCTATTGTTAGGATAAATAATTATATTGAAATTGAAATAACAAATCTAAGAATGGGTGGTATATTTCAAAAAATTGAAATAATTGATTTAAATAGAAAAAATTATACTCATGTAATAAATTATGATAGTTATGATGATTATTATCTTATTAGTGAAGATAATATTGGTTTTCAAACAAAAATATTAAGATTAAATATGTTAAAAAAGAAAAGAGGGAAATACAATTTTATCATAAAGGTTTACACAAGTAAAAAACGCTATGAAAAAACTTTCAATCCCTCTTCAGAACGGTTGAATAAAGTAATTAAAATTAAGTGGAGACCCTAGCTTATTTAATTACAATTTTTACCACTTTTGATTCTTTTTCTTCTTTCAATTTGCATTCAACAGTTAAGATACACTTTTCAAATTTTACAGAAATGTTATTAACATCATAATGTTTTGATGGTAGATAATATTTTTTACTATACAAACTATCTAACATGACAGATTTACCATCAATTGTCAGATAGTCATTCTCATACGATACAGAAAGTTCTTCTCTATCAAAACCTGCAAATTGTAATTGTTTTTTAAAATCTTTGTACGGATAAGATTTTTCAAAATAATCCTTTAGTGTTGTGCTTGCTGTTGTAAGCGTATCGAAATACTTCATTTCGTTTGTTAAAAACTGGTCTAATTTATAATTTATCATAAAAATAATTGTTTTATAATTATAAATATACAATATTTATACCAAAAAAAATCCCATCGGAAACCAATGGGATTTTTAATTTTAGAATATTACTATTGTTAGTAATTATTTTCAGCTATATCATAGCTAAGTGTCAATGTAATCTTTTGTACGTCATCACTTGAGTATTCATTTTTACCGAAGTCAAGATTAGAGATGAAAGCACCAAAAATTGTGAACTGTTGAACACCTACAAGAGTCGGGTCAAGAGCAACAAGTCTCAAGTCTTTCTTATAACCTGAAGCATAACCCATTCTACCTGTTAAGTTTTCAGCACATAGTCTGTACCATTCCAGTATTAACTGTACTGATGATGGTCCTTGCAAATCAATTAATTCAACTGTTAAGTCATCAAAAGTTACATGACCTGCAACCTTCTGCTCATAGTTCAAATATTTAATCGGAACTGAGTTAACTTTCATTTTAGGTCTATCAACAGCATTAATAATCCAAGTATATTTACTCAATTCAATATCTTGAGGGAAGAACAACTCAAACCTATTAGGTCTGAGTGGTTCATATTGGGTAGGTACATTTCTAAATCCTTGTGGCATTTTATTTCTTTATTTTAATTAGTATCTTTTTATTGTTTATCCATTAAATTGAATTGCAGTTGTTGATTTATTTACCACAAATGTCAGACCAATGAATTCAACAGCACCGATTGGTAACAATTCAATTACAAAGTAAATTTCATTTCTATCTCTACTTTCAGGTGTATTTAAACTATTATCTAGTCTAACTCTGAATGTTTGCAAACCTCTATTATCTTGGATAACTTTAAGTTTTTTATTTGATTCAGCAATAAAGTTTGTTGCTAACACATCATCATTAGGTTCGAACAAGTAAACTCTAGCTTGAGAAGAAATGATTTGTTTTGCATAAAGAAGTAGTCTTCTTACATCAATTCTATCAAGTTTAGAATCAGCAACTTGTAAAGTCTTTTGACCATAAACGAAAATTCCTGGTGTATTATTTGAGAATTTAACGATTGGATTAAGTCTACCCAAGTACAATGTATCTCTATCAGATTCTTTAAAGGTTTTTCTAACATCTCTAGCATTAGGTAATCCACCTCTATTTAAACCTGCCGTAGCAAACCAAATAAATGAAGTTCTATCAGAAAGAGCCATAGCTTTTAAGATTTCACCTGTTGGAGGAATGAAGATATTAGTATTAGAATCAACATCTTTTCTTTTAATGTAAGGTACATAAGTAGCAGCATAAGAAGAATCAATATTTGCACTATCTAAATCATCAACATAAGAACCTGCAACAACTGTTGAAGTATCAGTTAAACTTGCATCAGGAGCATCAATAATATAAAGTGAATCTTGACGTATTTCTTCAACAATTTCAAGAGCATCAGCAACAAGGTCAGAATTACTTAACCAATCAATTCCTGGAGTTGAAAATAAGTTAATTGGTGTTCTTTCAGTATCTTCATAAAGCTGATATGCTTCTAAGTAAGCATTATAATCAGAACCTATGAATGCGTTAACACCACCTTGTGCGAATGTAGCACCAATAGACCTACCTGCCACCATTTCATAATTTACATCCCAACCATCAAAACCACCTGCCGGAACAACTACAAATTTACGTCTATTTGAATCAGCATAGTAAGTTCCTGCTGCAACACTTACAGTATTTGAAATTGCACCTGCACCTACACTAAATTGACCAATTTCATTACCAACCGAATCAATATATGTACCAGTAGCACCTGAATCTAAGTGGAAACCTTTAGTTTTGTAAAGACTAGTAGCAGCAATATTAGCACCTAAGAATTTAAATAAGTCATCATTAATAGATAAACCATTAGTTGATGAAGTATCAAATGCTTTTTCAGAAATTCCAAGGTATGTTTTAAGTACCTTATCAGTTGTAGCATATCTTGTTTTATAAATTATTGTAGGAGTTAAAGCCGAAGTAGCAGCACCTGTGGATGAAGTTGAATAATTTCTTAAATTATAACCTTCAAAACCACAAGGAATTGAAGTTATTGGAGCATTTACATTAACATTTACATAAATGTAAGCAGATTTTGCATCTTCTAAGAAAGAAGTATCTGAATCACTATATACACCACCAATTCTTCTCATGATAAAGTTATTATCATCAGGATTCATAGTACATCTTCCAAATCTTTCAAGAATTGAAGGATTAGCATCAGTATCAGTAAAATCTCTTACAACAATATCAAATTCTTTTGTAGTTGGATTAATATTTTCAATTGCAATTTTAACTTCTCTATTTGCGGCATTACCATCAGAGAAAGAAATAAATTTGAAAAGTCTACTTACTTTACTACCATTAAGTTCGGAAACTAACCAAGGAGTTTCAGGATTAGTATATTGTGATTTATAATTAGAAAATGTTGTGCTTGTTAATGTAAGAACATTTTTAATATCAAGAATTAAATTCTCAGTAGCAATCTTTCTAATTAAATCAGGATAAACAGCATCAACCCAAAGATTGGATTTAGTATCAGAGTTTCTAGAACCCATTGCTTTAGCAATATAATTTGAAGATGTTACATCTAAATTAAATTGGAAGTTTTCAGTAACATTTGTACCAACCGCAGTTAATGTAAAGTTTGAAAGAGGACTTCCTATTGTATTTCCAAAACTTCCTGTTACAGATGAAATATTAAATGTGGCAGCATCTTGTAATCCGCTACCTCTACTTCTTAAAATTGCAACGACCATATTATCATAAGTTGGGTCAGTTTGAGCAGTATAAGTAAATGAAGTAAATGAAGCTGAACCACTTATTGGACTACCACTATATGAACTAACCGTTACATAAGCACTAGATGCCGTAAATACATTGCTTGAATTTTTTACAAAAGAAATACTTGAAACATTATCGTATGTTCCATTTCCTGTTATTGAAAAACTAAAATTTACTGAATTTGAAGTAAATGTAACAACATTTGCACCACTAAAAGTAGTTGTACCCGTAGAAGACGAAAATACCGATGTTTGTGCTGATGTAGATGTTAAACAATTACCACCAACTGTAATAGCAAAAGCCTTACCTGCATTATAACCTGATTTTCCAAGAATTCTTGTAAAATAAAGTTGATTACCTTCTTCCAAAAAGGCATTAGCATATGTTGGTGCTAAGTACTTCATTCTTCCTGAAGTATCAGGAAATTTTACAGTACTTGTACCACCAAAGTATCTTCTGAATTCAGTTCTATCTGTAATCAGAACAGGTGAGAAAGCTGGACCTTTCAAGGTTTCCCCAACCATACCAACTGATGTGATACCCAACGATGGAGTTGAAGCAAAACTCCTGTCTATTTCTTGAAATTTGACGCTAGGTGATTTAAAATTAAAATTTGCCATGTTTTATAATATGATTTATTATAAATAGTTTAGAAAACCAAAACTTAGTTAATTTTGACGTTTTTAGCTAATAAATTTTCAATGTTTTTCAATTGCTCTCTTAATTCATCTATCCTACCTCTTTTACCATCCTTATATGTTGGTGTTTCTTGTGGATGTGTATGTATATGATTTAAAAATACTTCTGTTAATGTTTTTAAATAAGTAACGGTTAATTCACCATAAAGCATTGATTGAGAATTTTGTCTCATTGAATCAATATCATCTTTTGTTAATACTTTTTTAAAACTATATTTACCTTTATGACTTATTAGAAATATTTCATCACCAACAGTTAATGAATATGAGTTTTTTTCATTTTCGTTTTCATTTTCACGAATAAATTCTAAAATAGAATATGCAGGATTAATATTATTAAAGTTTGTTGGTTTATCTTTTTTATGTTTACCTGCTCTTAATGTAATTTTATTTTCAGATTGAGTAATATCCGTATTATTTCTACCAACTATTGTCACATCATCTAAATTAGATTCTCTTTGAGGTGGTGTGTTAGTATCAACAGGAAAAATATCTAATTCATCAGACTTTCTATTTTGTGATTTAGAACCTTGTAAAGGGTCAGAAGTAATATTTTTATTTATTGCATATGTATTTTTTGTGGTAAGTAATGCAGTTACATCTGTATTATCATAATTAATAAATTCATAATTGGTAAGTAATGGACCAATCCAAAATCTATTACCTGTTAATTGGTCTTGCTTATCAACTTTTATATCTGCCATCAATATTAATACTGCCTCACCAACTTTTGGCATTACATGTAATACTCTTGACATTAATGGATATGCATATGGTAATGAAGTTACAGGTGTTGTTACTTGGTCAATACCATCAATAAAAACTTTTATTCTTCCTCCATTTTTAGGGTCATCAGTATCAAGTACCTTTGCAATAACAACATTTTTATTAATTGCTAATGGTTTATTATTATTTAATGATGTTTTAATATATTCTCTTCCGTAAGTTAATTCTGACATATTATAATGGTATTTTTAGTCTATATGTTTCACTATAAGTTACTGAACTTAAATTAATATTATTTATTGTTGTAAAATATTTTTCAGATGAAATTCTATAATAATACGTTGTTCCTGGTGTTAATGATACACTTTGCCATCCAAATGTATTTGAGAATTGTGTTGTATTATAAGCATATGCTGTTTCTGCTGAATAAAGAGTCGTTCCTGTCAATCCTGTATTTGCTAAATCATAAAATTGATGAACAAATTTACCAATTTGATTATTAGATATTATATTATTCAATGACCAATTAACAGTATAATTTGGACCTGTTGCTTCAATTAGTGTAGAGGAATCAAATAAAAAATTTGATAAATACGAAACAGATATTGTAATAGGATTAGTTGGTGGTTGAAATAATAATATTACTTTATTATCATCATATGATGATACTTGATAATCAGTATTTTTCATTAATAAGCTACCATTTGCAAAAACCGCAATATCACTATTATTAATTCTATTCTTTGATAAAGTTATTTCATAAAAACCCGTACTTGCACTAACTATTTGACTTGAACCTGTATATAATAAATCTTCTTTAACCAATTGTTGCGTATTAGCAACATTTCTATAGTAAGCAACAGTTAAAACATCACTCTGATTTTTTATTAAAGATTGTGATAACGTAAAAGACCTGTTTCTTATGCTTGTAATTGTAATACTAGCATCATTACTATATTCTAAATTTTTTTGTAATGTTAATCCATTTACAGAAACTAAAACTTCACCAATTGGTTCATATGTTATTGTAAATGATGAAAAAACATCATTAGTAACAGGTATTGTTTCTACAAATAATGAACTTTGGTCGTCAGGTCTTGTTGACGGAAAAGATAAAACAGGTTTTTCAGGTTCACAAAGTGAAACAAAATAATAATCATCTAATTTATTGTAATAATTAAATGATGGTGTATAAGCAGTTTTATTAATTAATGTTGTAATATTTGAACCTGTATTTGCAGTTAATGTATTATAATTAAAAAATAAGTTACTTTCTGAATATAATTTATTTTCACTTGAAATAACATTAATTGGTATTGATGAAGTTATTGTACTAGGTTCAATAAACTCATATGTGGTTCTTGTAAATGATTGATATGGATAACCTGAAATAATAAAATATTCATATACTGTACTTGATGATGGTATAATTGTAATTGTTGTACCTGTATCAAGACAAGTTGTATATTCAAAATATGGTTTAATTATATATTCTGAATCACAAGATAAATATGAACCACTTATTACATTTGTTAATATACTAGAACCCGTAAATGCTGTATAACCTAATGTCTTAGCAGTATAAACAGATGTTTCACTAAATCCACCAATATCTCTATCATATTTGTGAATTGAATAATAGAATAAAGTAGTATTTGCTGACAATGTTGAAGTAGCAGATGTAAAGTTAAATGTTAAAGTATGTCCTGTTTCAGTTGTTTTATTAAATATTGATGTTTGAGTTAAACTAGACAATTCAATTTTTGTTGCACCTGTTAAAGCAAAAGAAGATTTTTCGTTTTCACAAACCTTTGAATTCCATAATGGTGATAAATTTACATTTTGTTCAACATTTGCAAAAAAATCAGTATCAATATTACCATTATCACTAACACTTACACTACTCTCTATTGTTGCTATTGGTATATCATTATCAAATGTATCAAAAAATTCAGACTCAATACTAACTAAAGATACATCAGTTTCAATTGGCAATTGTATTTCAACTTCAAACTCAGAACCATCATCAATACCATGTTTATATGCATATTTTTGAGGTGTAAAAACACTATTTCTTATATTAAATGCACTATCATTGAATATGGTCGTAGCAGGAATAAATTGTTTAACAAAAGTATCGAAAATATTATCTAAATTATCAATATATTTATTTAAATCAGCAAAATTTCTTTTATTTGAATTATTATTTGAATAATAATCATAATAAAGTTTTGTTAATGAAGGATAGTGAGAACCAATTGCCGATTCAGTAACTTTTCTATTCTGTGCATTAATAAATTTAGAATATATTTCTTGTACATATTCAGCAAATGTTAATTGTGTTGTACCAAATATATTTGAACTTCTTTGTGGATATGGAGAAGTTCTACCTGTACTTGAAACAGGATAATTATAATCTTGATTAAAATTATAAACATCACATTCAATTGCTCTAGCTGCATCAATATTTATAGTAACTTCTTTGGTGTTAATAATTAATCTTGAATCATTAATATTGTAGTTTGTATTTCTACCGCTTGACGAATGTGTATTTGCACTTTCATAATAAACCCATGCTTTTTTATTATCAACAGTTTTTGTAACATTATAACCTAGTCTTCTATATATGTTGATATATTCTTGACCTGAATCGGTATTTCCACTTACTTGAAAATATTGACTAGATTTTACACTAGGTGCAATAGGAAAACCATTTTCATCATATGGTGGTATAGCTAAAGTATTATCTTCAGGACCGATTAAATTTGATAATGCATATCTAGCACTAATTGGACTATCAACCACATAAACATGTTCATCAAAAGAGATTAAACAATCGGGTGCGCCAATAAAAGTAAATATAGTTTCAATAGCCTTTCTTGTACCTTTTGATTTTAAAAACCAAGCAGTATTAATTGTAAGTCTTCTCCAAAGTTCAATATCAACTTCAGCAAGTGAAGCAGATATATCCGTATCACCACTTCTATCATTGGCAAAAACTGAAGATAATAAATCCTTATCATTAATAATATTCTGAGCCTTCCACCCTAAAGTTCTTGCAAGATTTTTAATTAAAGTATCAGGAATATTATTAATTTTGTCATAAGTAACAGTATTGATACTCATTAATGAATCAATGAATAATTTAATTTCGTCAATTTCTTTACCATAAATTTTAAACATTGATTCTGATTTAAAAGAATCAGTACCATCAAAATCTATTAAAGTTTTTGGAATAAATTTTCTTATAATTAAATTTGATTTGTATTCATCATACAAATCACCAATTGAAAATAATTTTTCTAATAAATCAACATAATTTAATGAATCAGTATCTAAATTATAACCATCACCTTTTACAGGAAATTGAAAAGTATAATTAATAAAAGTTAAATCATCATCTTCATCAATTTCAGGTATCTTAAAATCAAAACTATATTTTGGATTTGCATTTTTATTTAAAAAATATCTCTCAAGTTCATTTAATGAATTGTAGAATTTATTAAATTCAATATCATTTGGTTTAATAACAAATTCATCACTAATTGAATTTGCTGAAAATGCACCAAAAGGGTTACCATTTATACTAAAATATAAATAAGAAGAATTTGAATTACTAAAACCCGTAAAACCATTTATACCATAATCAATGTTATTATATAATAATACATAATCAAGATATCTTGTTGTAACATTATTAATTATTGATGATGATAAATTGGAATTAGAATATAAATTTAAAAAGAATGGATTATCAATTATAGTTATTGGACTTCTAAATGTTGAAATATTATTTGCTGAATCATATGTGTAATCTAATATATTAAAATATGATACACCACTCAAATAAGTCTTAACTGCTAAACCACCAGGAAATTTATTAATAATATTATTTACCGCAACTCTAAATTTCTCTTTTAGTGACCCATAAACCGCATAGTTTGATAAATTAACAGTATCAAGATTTAATTTTAGTTTATTTGTAATCTTAATAAAATTATTAAGTTCGGCTATGTTATTAATTTTTAAATCATTAAGTGTAACATCTTTTTGTGTTATAATAATACGCTTCTCCCTACTAATCTGTTGGTTAGTTGCAAATTTGGTTGATAGCTTAATCCCACCATTAAAAATAGTGGTTTGAAAGGTATCATTAAAAACTGAAAATGATGGTAAAGAATCTTTGTTAACAGCTTTACTACCAATATATTTAAACTTTTTTGCCACTTATAATGATTTTATATAAATAGTTAAGAACTATTTATTAGAAACTATCATGAATTTTTTTAACTTTCTAAGAAGTAACAATAAGAATCACAAATCCATTAGAGTAAAAACAAACATAGGTGATAAGTTCATTAATGTGAAACTTGACCAAACCTATGAATCTCTAGATATCCTATCATTAAAGATATTTCAAAAAGATATCTATAGATTATTTGATGCAGATTATGGTGTTATTGTCGGTAGAGTTTTAGGTACAGGTATTGGTATACCAAACTGTCGTATTTCAGTATTCGTCCCAATTGATGAAAACGAAGAAATAATTCCGACAAGTTTAGATGATATTAAAAAAATCGAAGCATTAGCGTTATATCCCTATCAAACAGTATATGATAAAGATAGTTCAGGTAAAGTATATAATCTTTTACCAAAATATGCTAAAAATAGAAATGTTAATGGGTTTCCTGATAATGAATTTGGTATTGGTGCAACACCAATAACACCTGTGGGTACATTCCCCGAAAAAGAAGAAATATTAGTTAATGAAACTGTAGCATATGTCTATGATAAATATTTAAGATATACAACTGTTACAAATGAAAGCGGTGATTATATTTTAACAGTACCATCAAATAGAAATTATGTTGTTACTATGTGTTGTGATATTACCGATATTGGTAAGTTTTCAACCACAGCAGCATTATTAAAATTAGATGGTTATTCTGAAAATTATTTTAATGAAACAGGTACATTAATCAATGAAGATATTCCATTAGAAAGATTACCAAATATTGATATACAAAATTTACCAATATATGTAAATCCATTATGGTCACAAAATCAAGAAAATACAAGTGTTGGTATTAATAGAATTGATTTTAATATCACAAAAAAGATAAGACCATTTAGTACAGTTATCGGTAATTACTTTACACAAAACAACTCTGCTTGGTGGGGAGATAGAATTGTTTTTAGAGCATTAATTGGTTTAAGAAGTCTTTGTGTTGATTTAATTGGTAATTGTACCCCAGATAATACAAATAATTGGATATCAATTTATTATTCAATTAGTATAAGAATATGTTTACAAATTATTGGTTTTGGTTCAGATAATGACATTGTTAATATAAATAAAAATACACCTTATCAAAGAGCAGATTGTAATAGTTTTAAAATTTGTCTTGGTCTAAGAGTAAAATATATAATACCATTTTTTAATTTTCTTTTCTTTCAAAAAAGATACTGTACTTTAAGAGGTGGTAAAGTTAATTCTGAACCTTTTGATTTAAGATTGAAATTAGCTGATGCTTGTACAAGAGATAAAGCAATAACTTTATTAGGTGGAGAAATAACTGATACTTTATTTTTAGATAAACACAAAAGAGGTGATATTGATATTAAAGTAATGTCAATAAAAAATACAGTACCTGATGCAATTTGTGATACTTTAAATAATTTATCACCCGATAACACTACAATATCAACACAATATGATAGTGATAGTGATATTGAATTATTACAAAGCAATAAATATATAAAATATATTAATGATGGTAATTTTGTTGTATTATTGCCACCAAATAGAAAAAAAGTTATTACTAATGAAGAGGGTGATTTAATAGAAGTTGACCCCAATTCAGATATTGGTATATTTACACAATTTAGAGGTTATTTTCTTCTTTCACATAAAGAAGAACCCGATAACCCACCTACAAGAGATAGAACTGCTAGAATTAAACTAAAAATACCACAATATTTTGATTATAACATAAATCCAATTACTTGGATATGGAAACACTTTACTTTTGATTTTGGTGAGATATATAGTGTAGCACAATATAATGAAGTTAGAAAAGCTACTTTTGACCAAAATCAAGAAAGTGGTGATGATGATATGTTAGAACCTAAAACAATTGGTTGGGATGAACAAACTAATATATTATTTACAGGTGCTTTTAATACTCCTGATGACACATATTCACCATCAACATATAATAGAAATAATAATTCAGACCTTGAATATACATCATTTTATAATCATTTAACTTATTTAGGTATTGATGGTAATATAAATAATATTGACAATGGTGACTTTTTAACTGATGTAGAACCTCCAGGACCAGAACCAACTAATAAACCAAGTTTTGTTGGATTTTATAGGATAAATGAAAATTCGGCTAATTGGGAAAATGCTAATTTTGCTATAAAGGGTTTAAATATTTATAATTATAACGTGACATATCCAAATGATTATGTTAATCTTTTTATAACAATTTTATTAAATAGCACTTATGTTTCAAGCACAAATGATTTATGGGATTTCCAAATAAAACCAAATCCGACACAATTATCTGAGTTTCAAAATCGTTTTTTAGATGATGAATTATTAGGGCCAAATAATGATTGTTTAGTATCAATTCAAAATTTAGCACCATATCGTAATTATGAAATAGGAGGAAGTGCGCCATATAAAGTTAAATATTTTCAAGTAAGATTTGACCCAATTAATTTTAAAAATTGGTTTTCATTTACAAACAATAGTGAAATAACAAACTGGACTTTTATTGCAGGAAAAGCGTCAGACCCAACCACAGAATATATATCAACATTTTCTAGTATCTATAATACAACAATGTCACCAACATATCATGGTCCTGTAAATACACCATTAGCTATTAAATTTTATCAATCAGATTCAACCCCACCTGTAAGTGACATAATACCATCAAAAGAAAAGTTAGGTATAAACATTTATGATATGATAGATAATAATAAAGATACATATCAATTAACATTAGCAATTGAATTAGATAAGAATTTTGTTGTTGATAGTATTGGTAATATTTTTAATGATAAAGATTGGAGTTTTAGAATAAAAATTTCAGACCCTTCACAAAAAACTTATTTTAATACATATGTTGGTAATCTTTTAGATATTAATGGTAATGAAGATGTAAATGGTGAATATTTGGTTGTTAATAAAGATAATAATAACGGTATTGTAAGTTTTGGTACTTTATACAATAATAATAAAATACTTTTTATTTTTAGAATAGATTTATTTAATCTTTATTATTTCAAAGAATGGCATCAAAATGTACCAGCAGGTTCTTCAGACCCAACAATAACAAATTGGAATATTGAAACAAGAATTAATGCAAATACTGAAAGAGTTTCAGATAGTACTACATTTTATAGTGGAACTTTTCAAACTTATTATGGTTCTTCAACAAACAATAATTTTCTTACAGTTTAGTAATATATAATAAATTATGGCAGACCACACATACGCATACGCAATAAAAAATCAATGGTTAAACATGAGTGTTTATTTTATAAACTTTATGTATAATACTTCAAAACCATTTGCAGATACAGCAGTTGGAAAACTTTTAAAAAATCCTGTTTTTAAAGGAGTTGTGCAATTTTATAGATATGCACCATTGGTTTTAAATCCTGTTGGTCTTGCAATAGCAGCAACAGAAATAATTGCAACGAAATATGCTACAGATTATAATAATTCATGGGCAACTGCTTTAAATGATAAATATGTATGTTCACATATTATGACACCAAATAGATTAAAAGATAATAATGACCTTTTGGGTGGTAAACAAAGGAATAGTAAATGGTTTGCTAATGGTGATTATATTCAAACAAAATTTATAAAATTAGATAAAACCGATATTGTTAATTTTTATGGTAATCCTGATAATGGTTTTGCATATGATAAAAGTATGTTAAAAAGCCCCAATAATTATGAAAGAAAAAGTAATATTACTTCAGGAAATGGTCCAGTAAAATTCAACATAACCAATCAAGAAAGACAAAATAATGACCCTGCTTCACCTACTTGGAATGATGATAATCTTTATTATTTTTTAAAATCAACAAACAACAATGATGTTATTAAATTTTTAATTGGTTCGGGAATAATTTAATGGAACACATAAAACCTAATAAAAGATATTTACTTGCTCAAGATGAGGATTTAAATTTAAATATATCATTAAAACAAAATTTAAGTGATGTAAATGAATTTAATAATACGAGAGTTATTTCTTTAGCTGATTTATTTACAAAAGAAAGAAACGATTCAAAAAATTATAGGATTTATGGTAATATAAATTATGTTTCTTTTTTGAGAAATAAAAAAACAATGCCAACTGAAATTGTTGATATGTTTAATGATGATTATCTAACAACAGGTTTTAATTTTGAAGATTATTTTGATATAAAATTATTTAGACTAACTGATATTCAAATATCAAAAACAGCAACAACAAATCCAAACACATCAATTAGTGCAACAAGTTATTTTTATACAGAATTATTAACAGCAATAACAGATGATAATAGTTTTAAATTAAGTTATTTTGGTTTTTCAAGAAATATTTACAATGAAAAACTTTATAATTTTAAATTTGATAATATAAATGTTGACCCAAATAAATTAGTTAGATTAGGTAATGATTTTATTTATGATAATAATGTCTATTTAGGATTTATTCCCAAAAATATGACAACCTATGAAGCTTATGAAAAAGTATTATCAACCGATTATTATTTAAATGAATTACATCCTAATACAATATTCGGATTTTCAATAACAGGTATGACATTGAATATCGCTAATACTATTATAAATGGTACAAATTATAATGCAGCAGAATTTAGAAAATATTTTTATGATAAATTAATTAGTTGTTTAAGTTATTATAATATAAAAATAACAAGTGATAATATTAATAAAAATTTAAGATTTATAAGAAATTATCTTAATATGGGTAATGGTGATTATAATCAAAAAGTTTTATTAGATACAACAAAACCTACTTTAAGTGGTAATACGATTGAATTTGATAAAACAAATTATTTATTTAATGAATCAGTTAAAAAAGAATATATATTACAATTAACATTGGAAGATACATATGTACAAAATACACCATCTGATTTAAGTTTTCAAGATTATCAAAATCTTTATTATTCTTCATTTACATATACTGTTGTAAATAATACAATAAAGGTAGATTTTTCTTTTGTATATAATCCATTTCATAAGATAGAATTAAAAAAATACCTTAATACAAATGATGTAACATTTGATAATACTTTATCTTTTGTAACACCACCTGAAAATGCTATTTATGATAATAATAGATATGTTTGGAGAGATTTAATGGTTTATGGAGACCCAAATAATTATGATTTACCATTTATTAATAATAAACATTATTATTTTAATGATATTAATCTTTATTTAAAACCAAATTTATCAGATAAAAATACTGTTTCATTGCTTAATGATTTTGCAACTAATTTTGAGGTTAGAAACTTTAAATTGAATAGAGCAAATATAAAAATTGCCCCTAAAAGAAAAACTATATGTTAAGTATTACAACACAGGATTTAAGTAGTTACACTTTGAATATTGACATAAATCAACAGCATGATTTTGGCCCAAAAAGTGAATCAATTTATAAATATATTAATTCAGAAATTGAAAAAGTTATTCAAGAATCTTTAGCAACAAATCAAGACCAAGAAAACATATCTTTCAAACCAAGTAAAGATTTTGTAATAAGACCATATTTCAATAATACTGCAACTTATGAAGCAGCAGGTTTTACAGGAACAACAGGAAGAAATAATTATACAGATGAAAGTTTTTATATATTTGATTTATTTGATAATTACTCAAATACAAATCAATTATTACTTTCAAGAAATTTTGTTAAATTAACAAAAATTTATACTGCTACAACAACTGACATAAATTTTTATTTCAAAAAAATCGTTAAAGAACACACGAATATTTATATTCCATCGTATTTTATACCAACAACTGCTGATACGTTTTATTTGAAAATATCTTTTTTTAATGCTTTGACAGGAGACTTTAGATTTTTTGAATGTTCTAAAACAGAACAAGATGCATTAAAAGATTATTTTAAAATAAAAATTAATAAAGTTAAAAAAACTTTTGATATATTAAACGGTGATGTGGTTGCTATTAATTCTAATATATATAAAATAACTGAAGTAATTGAACTCACAAAAGAACAAAAATTAATAAATACTAATAGAATTAGTAAATTAAGAACAATAAAAAGTAATAAGAAAATAATAACCTCAAGAGGTATAATAATATAATGACAGAATTAATAACATTTTTTTTAGGTAATTTTTTACCAATATTTTTATTCTGCGGTTCTTTAATATTCAGTATTTATGTCTTATATATCTTTATAAGATGTATAATAAAAATTGAAAAATTATCTGAATCACTAACTGAAAAAGAAAAACAATATTTTTATTTAGCAATAACTTATTTATTAACATTTATCATACTATGAAATTTAAAAAAATAATTGAAGAATTAAGAGAATACATCGTACAAATCAACTTTGATGATTTTGTCGATTTATATGTATCATTCCCATCTGATTGGGATATAACACCATTTTATGATGAAAATGAGGTTTACATATTGGAAAACCCCAAAAAGACATTTGAAGATAATGGTAGAAAATATAATATCTATCAATTTCTTTTAAAAAATGTTGAACACACCGATGAACTTTTTAACATTTTGGTTCAAATCAAAAATACATTCTTGGAAAAAGAAAAAATGATTAATGAATTAAATCAAAAAGTTGAACAAGAAAAAAGACAACTTGAAGAAACAATCAGTAAAAAGATTAATTCTCTTCGTGGTGTAACAACTACATCTAAAAAACCTAAAAATGAGATTGTAGAAAAGATTGAAGAAGTGAATGAATTAAAAAACATAGATGATATCATGACTATTTATAATAAATAAGTCATAATGATTTTTAAAGATTCACAAGAGCAACAAAAACTTTATAGGCAAATTAGAGTATCAATAGGTGAACCTGTCCGTGATTACGGAGATTGGGTTACAGAAGATATTATTGATACTCATGTTGAAATGGCTTTAGAAGACTATATCTCTTATTTGGATAATTGGTTAATAGAACAACAATGGTCTTCATTGGAAGGATTAGATATTGGTTCAGCTAACTTTGTAGAAGCATTCACAACAAAATCATTAGATTTTGAAAAATCATTTGCCATTGCATATGGAAAACAAACAGGTATCTCTACATTAGGTGATTGGGAACTTAAAAGTGATTTTGTAACTATTTCAGCTAATACTCAAGTATATTCAATCCCTTCAGGAAGAGAAATTAATGAAGTTCTTTGGTATACACCATCTCAAATTGCAACTAATATTCTTGACCCAATTGGTATAGGTGGTGGTTGGTTTGGCGCACCTTCGGGTTGGTATTATGGTAATACACCTGCACAAACTATGTTACCATCATTTTCACTAATCCTATCCACTATGGATAGATTACAAAAGAAAAAGATTATTCAAAGTGAATTAACATATCGAATAACTCCTGGTCCAAATAAAACAAAAAATTTATATCTATATCCAATTCCTGGTAGTAGAGATGAAATTGTAGGTAAATTTGGTAAAACACAAGATGGTGCTAAAGTATGGTACTTTTATTATGATACATTAGATAATAACCAAAGAGATTTATGTTTAGAAGAGAATGAAGATGTTGTTAAATTACCATCTGATGTTCCTATTAGAATTAAAAAATGGGATAATTTAAATGCACCTTCTAAAAATAAAGTTAGAAGATTAGCAGTAGCATATATTAAAAAATATCTTGCAACCATTTGGGCAAAATCATCAGGTAAAGTTAAACTACCAACAAGGGATGATACTTTGGAGATTGATTACAAGTACTTTGCCGATGATTATGAAAAGGAAAAAGATTTAATATTTAAAGAACTTATTGACCAATTATCAGAATTTACATATGCTAAAATAATGGAAAAGAAAGCAATTATTGGTGAAAACTTAAATAAAGTATTACAATATACTCCACCTCAAACAGGTATAATTTGGAAATAAACCATGAATAGAACTTCATTTTATAATCAAAAAGATTTTGAAGCTGACATTAGAATGTCTAAGGAATATATTGCAGATGATATGGGTATTTCAATATATCTCTATTCAATTAATATAGTTGAATCAAAAAAAGATATATATGGTGAAAGCATGCCAAATGAAAAAGAATTTCTTGGCCCTTACAAACTAAATGTTTATATTTCAATACCACCTAGAGAAAAAACAAAAATTGGCGGTAGTATGTTAGTTAATGAAAATGTTGAAACACTTAAATTAGGTATTTATATTGATGAATTGGAAAAATTAGGTATTGATGTTAAAAGAGGTGATTATTTTTCATATGATGATAATAATACTAAAAGATTTTATGAAATTAATACAGTAACTAATTTAAAAACAGCTAATCAAATGTATAACTATAAAGCATTCTATAATGATGTTACAGCAACATATGTAAAAGATTATAGATTGCCTGATAACTTAAAAAATATGATTTAATATGGAAAATAAAAGTTGTGGATGTGGTGGCACTAAAAAACCATCAGTAATTATCAAAAGACCTAGAAGATAATGGAAAATTTGTTTTTATCAATTGTAATTGGTTTCTGCTCTGCTCAGATAACCAAAGTGGCTGACTTTTCCTTTAATGAAGGAAATATATTAGATTGGTATTATATTTTATTATTAAAATATGTAGAACCAATATCAAAAAAATTAGCAAAACCTCTTGGAACATGCATTAAATGTTTTTCAGTATGGGTTTGTTTTTTTATATTTTTAATATTTTCACTTTATCTTTCTATACCTTGGTATTATATATTTTTGTCACAAGGAATAAGTGCATTTATAATCTATAGAGAGTAAATTTCTCTAGCCTCAAATTTCTTTACATACATCTTAACTAATCTACCTGCAAGAGCATTAGCAGTATCCTCTATTACACCTCCAATGTCAGGTATATCACCAACAATTTTTTCTTGCAAATCTTGTTTTTGGTGAACAAGTTCATGTGCAATTGTTCTTAATACATCAGCAATTTGTCTTTTTTGAAAAATAATATAAACACATTTATCCGTTGGATTATAACCTCCTGTTGTTATATTTAAATGATTTTCTTTCCTCATTAAAAAAACTTGTATGTCATTTGTTATATCTAACTCATCTCTACAAAATTTTAAAAATGTCGATATATGCTTAAATTTAGCAGGATTTAAATCATCAAGTTTTTTTGAGTATGTTATCTTAATCATTTTTTATTGTAAATAGTATAAAAAAAAGGGTGGAATAAATCCACCCTCTTAATTTTTTATTCTAAATTAGATTAGTTAATTGTATCTAACATGAATTCAGAAGGAGAAGCACTTGGTAAACCTTGTACCAATACTTTACCATAGAACCTGTTGTTAACAACTTTCTTCGCATAACGAGTCATGATGCCCATTACAGGTTTGAAGTCAGCAGGGTTAATGGTTTTAGGCATAAGCATCAACGGTACATATGGAGCGTAGATGTAACCTGCGTGGAAGATTGAATCTCCTTTGTGTCCTACAAGAACAACACCAGCAGGAGCATAAGCATCAACATATACTGTGTATCTGTTAGCAACTGAACCAACTTTTTCAATACCTAAAGAGAACTTAGTTTCTTCAGCAGAAGCATCAGTAGCATGGAAGTACTCAAGGTCATTAAGAACAGCAGCAATTTCAGGAGAACATACAACCCAATTTGCACCACCACGAAGAGTAAATTTCATGATACGAGCAGAAATTTGATTAATCTTAGTAATCAACTCTTGGTTGTAATCTTTACGAGTAATTGCAAAACCTGCACCAACATTATTAAATCTTCTATCAAATGCTGCGTAATCAAAAACTTCAACATGTGAAGCAGATTTACGAAGGTCTCTTAGAATTTCTCTATCAATTTCACCCGAAACAACCTCAGAAAGAAGAGCAGTTAATTCAGCCTCAACATCAATTGAGTGGAAAGCGTTAACGTCTTGCTGAAGTTCAGGAGTGAAAGTAGCACCCAACATTCTCTTTTCAACAGAAACGTCAATGAAATCAAAAGTAAAGGTTACTTGAGGAATTTCAGCATCTTCTTCCATAGAAGAGTATTCTTTCCAAGTAGCAGTAAGGTTAGCAGCAGTAAATGCAGCCGCAGATTTTAAACCTGTAAAAGTACCTGTACCATAAGTATTTGAACCATAAACTGTTCCACCACTTATAGGTGAGTTAAGAATTAACTCAACAATAATATAATCAGTTCCTTTAGCAACGATTTCTTTTGCATAAGCTTGCATTGGAAGTCTAAAAGGAATTGGGTCACCTGCTGCAATGATAGTTGAACCATCAGCCTGAGAAGTTAAAGCAGAAGTTGCTGTAATTTTTAAACTCATTAAGAATGATTCAGTATCAACAGGGCTACCAATTGGGCCTGATAACTTACCTTCATTGGTAATAGTAAATCCTGAGAATTTAACTAAAACTCTTGGTGAACCATTTGCACCACCTGGAGTACCTGAAACGATTGTAGCAGCAGCAATAGACCTAGGATTAACTCTACCTTTAGTTCTGTCAAAAAGACCACCAATATCATCAAAATCACTACCATTATTGTAGAATGAATCATACAATGAAGTGGTTTGGTAAGTAGTACCTGCTGATTTTGCATAAGGGAAAGTTGAATTATAGTTAGCAGCAGCATTAGAATAAACACCATCAAATGCACTATGTTGGGTGTTATTGTTAGTTCTAACAGAGATTTTAGGGTTAATGAAATACAAACGACCAATTGGCATATTCATAGCCTGAACTGATACGATTTCATTTGCAAGCAATTTTTGGAAAACTCGTCTGATGATTGGAAACGCAACTGTCTCAAATGAACCTGAAGATGTAGCATCAGTTGATTCATTGATTAGGTAAGACGCTTGGTTCTCATATAACTGAGCGATGTTTTCTGCCATAGACCCCTCAAGGCCATCTAGCAATCCGAATTGATTCCATTTTTCGGTAATCAATTCACGTTGTTCACGAAGTTGCTTGTACTCCTGTCCAACTTTTCCTGAATTTAAAATTTCGGTAATTCCGTACATAATTTTTTTTGTTTAATTTAAATAGTAAGAAAAATTCTGTTTTTTATTTTTTCTTATTAAAATTATAGTTAAGTAATTGTTTAAACCTATTGGATTCATCATTTTCGTTCATTAAGTTCTTTTCTCTAACAACTGCATTGTCAGTTCTATGAACTTTACCAACTTTATTTTGTACTGATTCATTCAACATTGAACCATCTTTAACTGTTTGCCCTTTTGCAAACTCATTTGTTAATGAAATATAAGTTTCTTTAATTTGTTCTTTAGTTTGTGCGTTTGAGAAACGATGAATAATTTCTAATTTTTCGTTTTCTCTTAAAGGATGCTCAAGTAAAAACTTGTTTACAAATCCTGCTTTCAATGCACTAATTGTTACATCATAGACTTTATTCTCTAATGATTTAACTTTATTTACAAACCCTTCTTGAAGATTTGTTTTTTCTTGTTTAAGTTTTTTAAGTTGTTCTTGTAATTCTTCAATTTCTTCTTGTACTTGTGCTTGACCTTGTGCTTGACCTTGTGGTTGTGCTTGTGTTTGCCCAATATTTTTACTTGCAAGTGAAATATTACCACCACTTCTAATTTGATTAGTAAGTGTCATAAGCAAACTAGCAGCAGGTAATGGTTGTTTTCCTGCTTTTTGAAGTCTGGAATTTAAAGCACCAACTTGTTTACCCAAATTCATTGCAAGAGTTTCAAGTTTTTTAACTTCATTACTAACTTCAGCACTATTATATGCTTGTCCAATTTCGGCAGCATATTTACCAACAGCTTGTTTAGCTGTTGAACCAAGTTTACTAATACCAGCAGCAGCTTGTCCAAAAGCACCTTTTAAGCCACTAAAAAATTCATCAAGTTGTTCTTCATCTCCATCCATCATTTCTTCTTCAAGAATTCCTGATTGACGATGAGGTCTACCACTAGGGGGCATAGCACCTCGATTACCACGGTTTTTCTTGGTAGCTTGATTTCTTAAACTTGATTCTTCCATTTCATCTGCTTCCATTTCAGAAATCATTCTTTCAATATCTTCTTCACTCGAAAAATCATCTTTTGGGCTATGCATTTTACCTTGATGAGAACCTTCAGATGACATATCATCTCCATCAAGCATTTCTTTAATTTCTTCAAGTTCTTCCATAGTAAGGTCTTCAAACATATCTTTTTCCATAAAATCATCATTACGATTTCCTTTATTTCTTTCCATACCCATTTTACCTCTCATATCCATTCCTCTTTCCATACCCATTCCTCTTTCCATACCCATTCCTTCTTCCATATCCATTCCTCTTTCCATATCCATTCCTTCTTCCATATCCATTCCTCTTTCCATATCCATTCCTTCTTCCATATCCATGTCAGCAAGCATTTCATTAAGTTCGTCATCAGTTAAAGATGATGGTTCACTTTTAGGGAAATTAACTTCATAAAGAGTATCTTCTTCATCCATGTAATCCATTTCATCCATGTAATTCATTTCATCCATGCCATACATTTCATCCATGTAATTCATTTCATCCATCATTTTATCCTCATCTTCTGGCTCGTCCATGTAATCCATTTCATTATCATCTTCTTCTGGCTCGTCCATGTAATCCATTTCATGCATGTAATTCATTTCATCCATGTATTTTTCTTCTTTGACAATAAAGGCATCACTTTCATTCATATTGTAATATGCCTCAACAAGTCTATTAAAACTAACATCTCTTAAATCTTTAAGAGCCTCTTTTCTATTATTTTTCATTACTTTTGTATTTTTAAATCTATTGTTATTTTCTGCTAATACTTTATCATCAACTTCAACATCCATGAATTCATCTTCATCGGATTCTTCATCAGATTCTTCATCATCGAATTCAATATCAGTATCTTCACTATCTTCTAGTTCTTCTTCATCATCTTCAGTATCTTTTACTAATTTAAGACCCATTCTTTCAGCAGCATCTTTTAAATCTTCTAAAGACATTTCTTCATCATCCATAGATTCTTCTTCATCATCCATAGATTCTTCTTCATCATCCTCAGATTCATCATCATATTCTTCCTCAGAAGAATCATCTTCAGATTCTTCATCATCATACATACCTTCAGAATTTTTAATTTCGGCTAAGATTTCATCAAGAGTTTTTTCTTTTGGTTCTGTTAATTTTTCTAACATTTCATCTAAAGACATTTCTGGTTCTTCAGGTTCATCAATATTAAATGGTTCTTCATCAGATTCTTTATCATAATCATCAGATTCTTCATCATAATCATCAGATTCATCTTCATCATAATCATCAGATATATCACCAAACTCACCAACTTCTTCAGAAATTAATTTTTCAAATAGTGCAGCAGATTTTTTTTCTAGCAAGTCAGCACTTTCATTAATCAACTGTTCTTTGGCTAATTCCAAAGATTCGTTTTTGATATTTTCAAGTTCTTGCAAACTGTCTTGCAATAAAGATTTTTTATTACTCATTTTATTTTATTATTCATATTTAATTAGTAAAAAAATTAGTTACCAATAATTTTTCTTATCGAATCATCATATTTTTTTACATTATTGTTTGATTCTTGAACAGATTCTTTTAATGTATCATCTTTTGTTTCTAAAAATAGATAAGCATTAGGTGTAGAAGGTGTAGCAACAAGGTCAAAACATATAAGTTCAAAGTCATCTTGAACAATATTTTTTCCACCTACTTTTTTTACACTACCTAATCCTCTTGATGAAATACCAAGTTTAAGATTTCTTTGTAAATAAAGAGCAATCTTATCGCCAATGGTCCAACCAAGACCTTCTCTTAGAAATGAATCACTAACGATAATATCAAGAGTTCCATAAACAGCATTATTTGACCACCATGTTTTTGCAATCCTATGAGAAATGTTTTGTAATGATATTGTAACAGATTCGGGGTGGTCGGCTTCATTAATTGCAGCATAGTCATTAATTAATTTTTGATATTCATTTATTTGTTTTTCTAATATTGCTCTAGGATATACCCTTCCATTTCTATTTAGCACATCTGCTTCTTGAAGTTTGCAATCAATATAGAAATGACCATCAAAATCATCTCTTTTTGCTCTAAGGTTTAAGTCCTCAAAAATTTTTCTATTACGATTTGTTAAATCGCTACTTATAAGACCTGCATCAGTTTCTACTAGTAAACCGTACCCTTCTTGTCCTTCTGTTAGTAGTTGTATATTACTCATTACTATTATTTGAATTTAAATTTTTAATTTCAAAAAGTTTGGACAAATTATTTAATGCTGTATCGTTTGTATATTCTAAGGAGTCAATGAAATTAAAAGATTCCGATAATACTTCTGAACTAATACTATCTTTTTCTTTAAGCAAGAAATTTTTTGTACTTTTTTTATAATTTTCAAATACTGTTTTTTTATTTTTTTCATCACCTTTAATAAAACTTGAAATAATTTCCATTTCATCTGTTTGAAGGTTTGAAAACTTTTCTTCTAATTTTTTCTTGGCTAATAAAAAAATATTATTTACATTAAATTTTTTATCGGTTTTTACTAATTTTTCTTCCTCTTTCCTTGTTAATGATTCAATTAAAAAATTAACTGATTCATGTAATCTATTAACATTAGTAACTTTTTTGAAAACACTTTCATTTATAACATTCTCAATGTTTTTATTTAGTGTAAGTTTATCCTCAGATAAATTAATTTCTTTAAGGTCAAACTTTTCAAGTTTTTTGTTTTCTTTTAGCAATTCATTTTTATCAATCTTAGATAAAGCAGAAATATTAGCCTCAATAAATCTCAAAGATTCATTATATTCAAGATTTGTTTTTCTTAAATTCTCATAAATCGTATATTCTAACATTAGAATTGGTGAAGATTTAACTGTACCTAAAAAAGATTCATAGATTTTTGTATACTTAGTAGTATTATCAATTAAATCTTGAGAATATGCTTTATTTAATTTTGACTTGACATTACCAAAATTTACCATTTTTTTCTTGTTTAATATAAATAGTATAAATTATTATTCTTTTAATAGTTTATCCAATTCATTAGTCTTTTTAATTATTTCTTCACTTAAAAAACCTGCACCACCTGCACCACCTCCTGAAGGAGGCGCACCACCACCTAATTCAGGACCGCCACCCATCGGAGGCGCACCACCACCTAATTCAGGACCGCCACCCATCGGGGGCGCACCGCCACCCATGTCAGCACCACCACCTAGTCCACCACCTAAACTATTATCTATTTGTTGGTCAGCACCTTGTTGTGGTTGTCCTTCCATTTTAAAACCTGCATTCTTATACTTAATCATTTTATCCATGACACCTGAAGTTTTAAGAAGCATTCCTGCACCTTTAACCTCTTCACCAATTTTAGATTCAAGCATTTGTTCTTGAAGGTCATTAATAATATCTTCTTCAGACATATGGAAAAATTTCTTTCTAGCCATAAGTTCTGACATTGGTTTTAATCCTGAATTCTGATTTGGAGTTGTTGCTTGTGCGTATACTTCTAACTTTGACTTCCAAATCTCAAGTTGTAATAAATCAGAAGCGGTTGATGGATTATTAAGTGATAATTTAAAATCATCAATATATGATTCATAATCACCACCAAGTAAACCTAAATGTACAATTGCTATTTTATTAAGTTCACCAAGTAATGCTTGTTGAATACGATTTACTTTTCTAGCAAAACGAATATCAAGCATTGATAAGTTTTTACCTTCTCCCGATGCTTGGTCAGATGAAAAACCAAGCAATGTTTTATGAATACCTAATCCTGTAAATAAATTATCACGAAGATAGTTTATATCAGAAATAGCTTCAAGATTAGATGCTCCTGGAAGTGTATCAACAAAATTACCTGAAGTATTGCCTCTATCTGCTACAAAGATATCTTCATCCATTGAAGCAATATTATATTTAAAATTGATATCACCTGTTTTAGGGTCAACCAATTTCTTTTTCTTTACATTGTTTGCAAATGCTTCAAGAATTTGTGGAACATCTTCAGGAGGAACATTACCAACAGGTACTTTATATATTCTTCTTTCTGCTGCTCTTGTGATACGATAAACCATCATCGCATCTTCCATCATAAAAAGTTGTTTGTAAGTTCTTCTTACTTTTTCATAAACACTACAACCATATGGAAGTCTATCACCTGTACCTAATAATCTAAAATGTGCTACTTGATAATCTAAATATTCTTCTTCACCACCTGAGTTAGGGTCTTTATATTTAAAGAATGCCCTAAATCTTTGTTTTGAATCGTATTTTTCATTTCTTTCAACAAATTGTGATGCAAGTTGTCTAAAATCAACAACACCTCTATCTTTTGATAATTCAAGGAATACGAAATTATCTCCATATTGACACATATTTCTACACCAATAAAATAAGTTAGTATTAACATCCATAACTTTATAAAAGAACCTTTCAAGTTCTTTTTTAACTTTATCAGATGAACAATAAATATTTAAGATTTGACCTGTATCGCTTTTAGTTGTTGTTGCTTCTTCAGAAAGTAAGTCAAGTGCTGCTCCTAAAATTGGATAACCATCCATTGAAAGATAATCATAGTAGAGCATCATTCTGCTCGACTCGTACATTAATTTTCTTTGGTCGTTACCTTTATCAATTTTAGTACTTTGATTTCTATAAAATTTTAAAGCACCATCTTCAACAGCAGTTTTTGTCGCATCATCTTGAGATGCCGCTTTAATAAATTGTTTTTCTTGCGGTGGTTCAAATCTATTATTTGTTGCATCTAGTGCATCAGTTGCTCTTTTAAAGAAAGTATTAATATTTGAAAATAGACCTTTATTATCTTCTGCCATAATTAATTAAAATACGTTTTTCTTAAATAGAAATAAATATTTTATCTTACAAAGATAAATGGGTTATTATTTGTTCTTGGCTTTTCATGTTCAGGAAATGGGTTAGCTTGACCATTTGTGTACCAATCTTTTGGTCTTGCTGCATCACTTATTCTTTCATAATTTTTATCTTGACCATCTCTACTTATCATTTTTTCTTGGAAATCTCTATTGGCTTCCATAAATTCATCACCCTTTCTTACAATTGCTGACTTAGCATAGTTAAGATAAATATTCAATTCATTTCCAATAGTTTTTGAATGCATATAAACTGCAAATAACATACCTGTAGCAATCAACAAGTCATCATGTGCTGAACGCATATGGTCATATCTATTTGTATTATCATTGAATACGAAAGTTTTAATCTCACTTAACAATCTTATTGAATAAACCAATGCTTCACCTTCTCTTAATCTTCTTTCAAACTCTCTTAAAACATAATCACGGATAGCACCATTTTTCATTGTAAAACCTGGTTGTAGTTCTCCTCTAGCAAATGATTTTAATTGTATTTTTAAATCATTTTGTCTAGGTCTATCATAGTGTATTTTTTTATATTTATTATTAATTAAATATCTAACAACAGATATACCCCAACCACCACTCACATCGACAATAACATATGCATTATTATATTTTTTACCATAATCTAAACATAACTCACCCATTACTTCAAGTGGTACTCTTGATTGATATTCAGCCACTTGTATTAATAACATATTTACTGCATCATTCTTAAATATTTGAATAGTTGAATAGTCACCATCACCACTACCTTTTGCAACGTCACATGATAAATAATAATCATATCCCACAATTGGGTCTTCCCAAACCCAAAAATTATTATCATATTCAGTTCTAATCGGTTGTTTACAAGCTTTTTCAACTCTCATAATAGTTTCCTCATCAACAAGGTTACCACCTGAACCTAAGAACTTATTCTCTAACTCTTGAGCAATTTTTCTTGGGTCATTATTGAAAGTTTGACACATATCTCTAAACCAAGAAGAAGAAGGTTTATAACCTTTTGCTTTTAATTCATTGTACTTTATAGCTTCTTTTTCCTCAATAAATTCATCACCTCTAACCCAAATTAAATCTTCATTATATCTTGGGTCTTCATACCAATTAATTTCAACAACTTTAAAGTTATTCCTTCCAGTTCTTGCTCCTTCATAACGAGCATAATATGTTGGGTCAAGTCCTCTTGGTGTTGAATTTAATATAATCTGTCCCCCTGCTGACATTGTACCCGATGCAGATGACATAAACTCTTCACCTTCTTCAAGGAAGGCTGCTTCATCTATAAAAAGTATATCAGGAGTAAAACCTCTTAGACCATCGGCAGATGCAGCAAAAGCCTGTAATGTTGCACCATTGTTATAAATCTTAATTTCTTTTGTATCTGATTCAGTAGGTATCCTATTGAATATTTCTTTTGGAAGATTATTGATAATGGATGCAATCTGATAGAAAATACTTTCCTTTGCTAGTTTCAACTTGTTAGCTGCAACTCCAACTTTAATATCTTTTCTAAATATTAATGAATGTGCTAAATATAAACAAGTTACAGTAGTAATACCACCTTGACGATACTTAGCAACTAAAACCCTATTACTTTCTTTGTATTTTTCTAATACTTGAACTTGTTGAGGTAACAATTCAAAATTAATATATTGTTGTTTTTTCTTATCCCAAACTTTACAATATTTTCTTGCAAAGTACTCTATATCAATAGCGCACTTTGCGTATTCCATCATTAACTCATGTTTAGTCATAAGACTTTAGTTTAACTAGTGAATTCTATGTCGTTAGTTCTCAAAACTTCACGAACATTATAATATAAATCACCGTATCTAAAAATAATAAGACTCTTATTAAGGGATGACATTTTTCTATAATCCTCAACTGATTCCCAAGCAAGAGCAACAACACCAAATACAGCATCAAGCATTCTGAATTCAGATGAATCAACAATGCAATCAAACTCAATACTTTTTGATGTAACTTCCATTACTTTTTTGATAAATCCTTTCCTTGGTGGATATACACCCAAATCACAAGGGTCTTCCCATTGAGGTCCAATACAATCATCAGGATTGTTTGAAAAGATGAATTCTAATTTTTGTGAACCACTATGTGTTTCACCAACAGGATTTACATAAACTAATTTTAAATCCTCTTCCTGAACCTTAATAGGTTCGATATTGATATATTCTTTTTCCATAAAAACTAAAAATAAATTATTTTTTCTCCAAGAACCTTGTGAAAAAATCGTCTAACTTTTTAGTATGTTCATTCAAGTTTTGAAGTGTTGCTTCTAACTTAGTAATAGCTTCTGTATTTTTTTGAATCATTATTTGAAACTTTTCATTATTTTCTTTTTCAGAATCAAATAATTCATCAATTAATTTATTTATTTTACTATCAGAACTTTCTAAAATTGCGATTCTTGTCTTAATTTCATATACATCATCGCCTATCCTATCAAAAGTATCTTTTTGAAGTTTTCTTTCTTCCTCTAAAGCATTAATTTTATTTTGTAATACAGGTATTATAAATACATAAGTTAATATTGTACCAACAATAGCCGATAGTCCTGTAAAGATTAATTCTGTTACAGGAAATGCTTGTAATAGTATCAATAATGTAGTTAACATGTTATTTTAATTTTCTTTTAATTTGTTCAATTAAAATATGTTTTTTTCTTTTGATAAGTTCTTGTTCTAATTGTTCTCTAAGTAATTGTTTAGCTTCTTTTTTAAGACTTCTTAAAAAGTTTTCATCTAATTTTTCTTCACCTCCCTCTTCAGCAGGTGCTTCTTCAGCAGGTAATTCTTCAGGTGTTTCTTCAGCAGGTAATTCTTCTGTATCATCAACTTTGATGGATTCTTGAGAACCTCTTATTTTTTTAATAAATGAATCAACAACATTATCACCAACTTCTTTAAAACCTTCTTTACCAATTGCACTAATAACGCTGTTCATTACATTCTTAATGTCTTTTACATCAAATGCTTTTTGGTCTTGAAGAGTATTAATTACTTGTCCAAGTTTACCAACAGCTTCTTGAAATTCTTTTTTAGGGTCTTCTTCTTCAACAGGTTCTTCAGCAGCAGGAGTTTCGGCAGCAGCAGGTTCAGCAGCAGCAGGTTCAGCAGCAGCAGCAGGTTCAGCACCTGCTTCAGGCTTATTCATATTACCTAAAATTTCATCAGATATAGCTTCTGGACTTTCAACACCTTGACCTGAAGGTGTTGTATCTACAGGTGCATCAGCAGCAGGTGCTTGACCACCCATATCAGCAGCAGGTGCTTCAGCAGGAGGCAATTCGCCACCCATATCAGCAGCAGGTGCTTCAGCAGGAGGCAATTCGCCACCCATATCAGCAGCAGGTGCAGCAGGAGTTGCAGCTTGGTCCTTTTTTGTATCTAAATCTTTTAAAAGTTTATCTTGGTCAGTTTTACTTACAACTTTTTCTTTTGGCGTTTCTTCTGTTTCTTCCTCTTCTGCTTCAGTTAATAATCTTAATTTATGTGCATTATTTTGTGCCTCACAAATAAATGTTAACTTATTTACTGCTTTTTGAAAATTATTATATTTTTCAATACTAAAATTAGAATTTAACCCATCTAAATGTTTAAAATCAATAGGATTTTCACTTCCTTGTTTTACTGTATATTTAAGGTAATAAGATTTATTTTCGTGAATAATACCAAAAGTTTTACCATCTAAAGTTTTAACAGTCTTTAATAATGATGGTTTTAATTCTACTTTTTTAGAACTATCAATAGCCAATCTTTTAAAGTTTTCAGCAATCTGTTCTTTAGTTGCTACTTCTCTTTTGATACCACTTGCGTCTGCCCTTTTAATCATTTTATTATTTAGTTTGATTTTTTTTATTATTTATTAATATCTTTTCCTTCTGTTTTCAGCTAAAGTTTTAGGTTCAGGGTTACGAATACCCATTTGTCTTAAAGCACTTAAAATTGCTTTTTTCATTGGAAAACCTTCTTTCATTTTGCTTTGCAAAATGATACCAAATTGATTTAAATCTGTATCACTTTCAATAACTCCTTTAGTTTTCATTGCTCTTTTAATAACACTTATTTTAGAACCTGTGTTACCATATTTAGCAAGAACATTATCAATAAAATCAAAAACACCATCCATTGCATCACTACCCCTTTCTCCATAACCAGTTGGGTTACTTACACCTGCTTCTCTCAAGCCTTTTCTTTTTATTTGCTTCTTTAGCATTTCATTTTCTCTTTGAAGTGATTTAACACGTTCTTCAAGAACTCTTTTTTTAGTTTCACTAAACACATCTTCAAAATTAAGATTATCACTTCTTTTAATATAACCTTCTCTAATCAGTTCTTTTTTAGCTTGAACGAAATTTTCAAATACCAATTTTTTGAATTCCCTTTCTTTCATAAGATTTTTTTATTATAATTAGTTAGTTTTCATAGAAAACAAATTATTTACTATTTCTTTTTTATTATTTTTTATTATATCAAACACTCCTTTGTTTCTTAATACTTTAAAAACAAGATTATCAACAGAAAATTCACCCTCTTTTTGAGTTGCTTTTTTTCTATCCGTTCTCATTTTTTCAAATACTTTGTTATATGCCTCAACCTTTTTTATTGAATCATCCGTCATTGATATTTTATTTAAAATATCTAAATATTTATTCACTTTTGTAGTTATTAAATGTTTTTCAACTTGAGGTAATTTATATTTTGGTTTTTTAACCCATTTATTATTAAGCAATGAATACATAGAACCCATACCTTTATCATCAAGTTGAGAAACATCTTGAACATAAATTTCAACAGGAAATCCATTTACTTTAATTTCATTGGAATCAGCCCAAATACTTCTTTTATTACTAAAAAATTCTTTTGCAAACTCATCATCATTAGTTAATTTTTTATAATCAATTATAATGTGAATATCAATATCAGATAAATCAGTATAATTATAATTTGCTAAACTACCTGTAAAAATTATATCTTTAATTTCAACACCTAAATCTAATTGTTTAAAATAAAATTTAGCAAGATTTAAAAGATTTTTTCTAATGCCACTTTTTAAATGGTTATTTAACCAAAATTTGGGATTTAAATTTTTATGATATTCTATTTCAATATCTGATTTTAATTTTTTTGGCAATTCATCTTCCATTATTAATGATTCATTCATACCTATTGGTATATTTAATACATCACTAACTTTAATATTTTTTAATTTAAGTGTACCAACTGCTTTATCACGAAAATATTTATTATTAAAAATATTTAATATTACATAATACAAATACTTTGAATCAAGTATATCTAATGCAGTTACTTTAATGCCAATATGTTCAGGATTAAATTCTTTAACAGGCATTCCAACTTTTTCTTCACTACCCTTTCTAACTACCCAAAAATCAGCATTAGGGAAATTTACTTTAGCAGTAATTAAATTACCTAATCTATTTTGTTCATTTTCTTTTATTAATTTTTGAGCATTTTCTTCTAAGTTTGCTAATATTATACTAACAGCCCAATCAACATTTCCACTCTTACCCTTTTCTAATACTTCTAAAGTTGGATTTTGATTTTTAACACTAATCAATCTAGTTTCTAATTGACCTGCATTATCATAAATTAAAGAAATAACTTTTATTTTTTCATCTCCAAGTTTATATGAAACTGAATAATTGTCCATATCAATTTCAATACTATTTAGGTCTATAGAAATATCTTTTGTTTGGTCTTTTAATTTTTGTCTTAAATCGGCAAAATCTTTACCACTAATTGTCTGAGGTTGTTGTGATTGTTGAGTTTGAGGTTGTTTAGAATCTGATGCAACAAAGAAACTTTGTTTATAAGAAATTGTCTGTCCATTCACTTGAAATGTAATTGTGAATGTTTTACCAACTTGTTTAGCAACACCACCATATTTACTTTCCAATCTACCAATCAATCCTGTTACTTGTCCATCATGTCTATTTGCATAATCACCACCAATTGAACCTCTTGTTGTAAATTCAGTATAAGCAATTCCATCGGTAGATTCAACTATATCACAACTAGCCTCAGTTATAATTTGATTACCTTGAACATATGTACTTATTTTTATATTAGATACATCAGCTTTTTTTCCTTGATTAAATTGTTTTTTTAATTCATTATTAACTACTTGTGAAAAATCAAGTTCACCCATTTCTTTTAATCTTTTTGAACCCAACGCACCATGAACTAAATCTAAATCAGGGTTTGATATTGATTCAGAACGACTAAAACTTACTTTTTTAGGTAATTTATCTTGATTTTGCTGTTGTTGTTGTGCTATTGGTATAGCTTGATTGCCTTTACTTACTGATGGATTTCCCATCAAACCTAAACCTAATGCTGCTGTTACAAGAGATTTAGCAATTGCTTCTTCCAACTTTGCTTTTTTAAGTTTTGTGTAATACTTTGGATTTTCAGACAAATGGTCTGAAGCAATTTCTTTTGCCTGTTTTTTATTGTCAGTATGTTCCATTTCTGTTTTAATACCCAATTTAAATTGAGACATTAAATCTTCAATAGGTAGACCATGTTTTTTAGCTATTTGAGGCAATGTTAATTTATCTGCTTTACCACCTTTCATT